TCGGGAACTAGTGGTTCAAGCGGAACTAGTGGAAGTTCAGGTTCTTCAGGTTCATCAGGAACTAGCGGTTCAAGTGGTTCTTCAGGTTCATCAGGAACTAGCGGTTCAAGTGGTTCTTCAGGTTCTTCAGGTAAGTCAGGTTCATCGGGAACTAGCGGTTTAGAAGGTCATATAGCTATTTGGAGATACAATACTTCAACAACCATAGCTGACCCAGGTATATCTAATTTTAGATTCAATACTGCGACTTTATCATCCGTAAGTGCAATCGCAATTGATTATGAGGCATTAACACCTTCAGCAAATTTCCAAAATATACTTACACCGGCATTATTTAGAACTTGGATTAAGTTTGTCAGTGTGACAAACCCTTCAACCAATTACGCATACTATTTCATGGATGCTGACGGTGTTGACCAAACAGGTTGGGTTAGATATTTTGTAACTAACGGTATCGCATCGGGTACTTGGAGTGATGGTGAACAATTCACAGTATTCTTTGAAACTGCTGGTGATGATGGTACTTCAGGTTCGTCAGGTTCTTCAGGAACTAGCGGTTCAAGTGGTTCATCAGGTTCTTCAGGTAAATCAGGTTCATCAGGAACTAGTGGAAGTTCGGGAACTAGTGGAAGTTCAGGAACTAGCGGTTCAAGTGGTTCGTCAGGTTCTTCAGGAACTAGCGGTTCAAGTGGTTCGTCAGGTTCTTCAGGAACTAGCGGTTCAAGTGGTTCATCAGGTTCTTCAGGTAAATCAGGTTCATCAGGAACTAGTGGAAGTTCGGGAACTAGTGGAAGTTCAGGAACTAGCGGTTCAAGTGGTTCGTCAGGTTCTTCAGGAACTAGCGGTTCAAGTGGTTCGTCAGGTTCTTCAGGAACTAGCGGTTCAAGTGGTTCATCAGGTAAATCAGGTTCATCAGGAACTAGTGGAAGTTCGGGAACTAGTGGAAGTTCGGGAACTAGTGGAAGTTCAGGAACTAGCGGTTCAAGTGGTTCGTCAGGTTCTTCAGGTAAATCAGGTTCATCGGGAACTAGCGGTTCTTCAGGAACTAGCGGTTCAAGTGGTTCGTCAGGTTCTTCAGGTAAATCAGGTTCATCGGGAACTAGCGGTTCAAGCGGAACTTCAGGTTCATCAGGAACTAGCGGAAGTTCGGGAACTAGTGGTTCTTCAGGAACATCAGGAGCTGCAACTATCAACAATAACGCTAACAACAGACTTATCACAGGTAGTGACACCGCAGGAGAACTAAACGCTGAAAGTAATCTTACTTATGACGGTTCAATACTTAAAACAACCGGAGGTGGTATTGATACTGGTGGTGGTGGAATTAATACCGGAGCTGGTACTATAACCCTTGTTGGTGGTGACATTGACATGAGTGCTGCGCCTGGTAACATCGAAGGTGGTGGTGTTGCAAACCTTCTTAACTTTGATAACGTCACCGCAAACAGTAAGTCGTTTGATATTCCTCACCCAACAAAAGAAGGATGGAGATTGAGATACGGTAACTTGGAAGGTCCTGAACACGGAGTTTACTTCAGAGGACACGCAACAAGTAAAGTGATTGAACTCCCTGATTATTGGATAGGACTTGTTCACGACACAGATTGGACAGTTCAACTTACACCAATCTCAGGACCTTGTGTTCACTGGGTTGAGAAGATTGAAAACAATAAGGTTTACATTAACTGTCAAGATGGAACACCAAATTGTTACTTCACAGTCTTCGCAGAACGTAAGGATGTATCTAAAGTTCTGTTGGAATACAAACCGATAAAAGAATAAAGATTATAAAAGAAAAGGGGGTTGAAAAACCCCCTTTTTTATTTAACGATTGTCAATATAAATAATAACTTCATTATAATACTCTATAAAATGTTCGTTCCATAAGTCCCATTTTATATCAAAACCATCAATAGAGTATATTTCAAATTTTTTAAATTTAGTTAAGTAGTTGTCTCTAAAATTTCTAAATTTATTCTTATTCAGTGGGGTATTCAAATGCCACTCACCTGTAATTTTTTTCACATTCAAAAGAATATACTCAATATTCTCATCGTTGAATATATCGTATTCACCACCTTCACAATCAGTTTTCATAAAATCTATCTTACCCAATGAATATAAATCTATAAATGTTGAGAATTTAATAGACTCCATTTCATTTTCCCCACCAAAAAGTTGTGAATTTTCAATAATATTATTTTCGGGTCCAATCCCTTTGAATATTTGAGTTACAGGATTACCTATAGTGTTTTTAACTAAAGTTTTAAACTCTTTTTTACTTGGCTCAAAACAAAAAACGTGTTTTGGATTTTTATGTAAAATTGAATATGTGAAAGGACCAAGACTTGCCCCGATATCTAAAACAATATCACTTGGTTCCACTTCAAAAAATCTTTCATAAATCCTCCATTCAAAAATTTCAGATATTAAAGAATTCTTATGAAACTCACTTATATGAATTGCAGAACCATCTTGATTTATGTGCCAAAGATATTGTGTCTCACCATCAACGTCGTATTCAACAGGATTACTCATCCAACCCCAATCAAAATTTGAAATATCTATCATATTGGTAAACTATTGAACACTGTTAATGGTGAAATAGACTTTTCACAAATGTGTTGTTTATCCGTTCCTTTCCAAACAGGACACCAATCCCAATCACCTGGGTCAAACTTAAAGTTGGTATTTGCCCAACAAGAGTTACAAGCGTTTTCGTTGATTATTCTTGTGATGTTGGTTTGAAACTCGTGGTGTTTGGGGGTGAATCCACTAATCATTACGGTATGTTTACCAACACCCCAATTCATCCAAGCCATGCCTGAACTTGGGGATACTAAGAATTCTGAATGATAAAGGATGTTAAGTGCATCATTGAGAGATTTTCCGTAAATACATTTCGCACCTTTAACAGAGTATGGTTTTGTTGTAAGAATTACAACTTCATAACCTTTTTTAATTAATTGGTCTGTTAAGTAACACCATCCTTCATAAGTCCATTCTTTACAACCCGCTGTTGATTCGGGAGCCAAGACAACGTATTTGTTTTTGAATGGTCTTTCCTTTACATCAAAGAAAATACCATAATTACGTTCAACATAATCAAGACCTAAAATATCTGTTGCGGTTTGTTGAAGTGGTAGTGTTTGAATATAGTTCGGATAACTGTCTAACTTATTCCATTTTCCTTCTTCAGACATAAACCAACCAACTCTATAAAGTGCGTGACAGTTTGTAGAACGTCCTGGTTCAATAAATTCAATACTTTCATAGTTAGGGTTATTTTTAAACCAACTATTGTGGAAGGTACTCAAAACTACCTGACAGTTATGTTTTTTCTGAAATTCTATTGCATATGGTGCCCAAGCAATTGTATCACCAATTGATTTTGATTCAAATGAAATAAGAACTCTTTTTCCTGTTAAATCAAGTTCCCCAACAATTTTACCATTAACTCTAATCCTCCACTTTGTATAATATTTTCTACCACATTGAACCCAATGATTGTTTTTCATGGTATGAGAATGAATTACATTATCTTTCTCATCTAAAAACTCAACAAAATAAGTTCTATCTTCATCACCTGATATATCAACCTTTGGGCCGTCAAGATAAAAAACAGAAATTTTATTATTGTCAACGTCGGTCTTTTTATGGTTTTTCATGAACTCAACAACGGTATTATAACCGATTTCACCAATTCTTTCCCAAGAGAATTCTTTATGAATCTCAATAGCATCTTTAATTGCGTCTAATTTACATTGTTTGTAATTTTTATAAACAAACCTCATCTTTTCTGATAAATCATTGAAATCAGGTTCATAATAGTTTCCTGGTAAATCGCTCATTGTGTATCTACCGTAGTCATTTGAATTCGCCGGTTTTTCACCAATAATCTTTACAGGAATACCCTTACCTTCGGCAAACTCCATTTGAGCGCAACACTCAGAATAAATTGACGGGGTACCACAAGCCATGGCTTCGATAAGTGGTAAGTTCCATCCTTCAGACCTTGCACAAGAAACAAACACGTGACCTGTTTTAAGGTATTTGATATAATCTTCTCTTGTTGGGAAGTGAATCATTTTGATTCTTGGGTCAGTTAGACCGTAAGCCTCCAATCGTTCCTCAGTGGTTTTATAACCATCCATTTCTTCACCCCACATATTGTCAATCGACACAACCAAATCTACGGGTTCGTCAGGTGAGAACGTCTTTAAGAATGTTTGAATTATTTCCTTGGTTGATTTTCTGTAATCCCAACGACCAAACAATAGAAACTTGAACCGACCATCATTATATTGTTCCAACTTTTCAACTTCTTCAGGAAAGAATGTATGAATATCAACACCTTCAGGTACAACTTTAACTTTGTTTGGGTTAGCGCCTTGGTTGATAGTACATTCTCTTTGCCATTTACTTGGAACCCAAATCTCGTCGTACTTTAAAAGTTCGTTGAAGAACTCTTCAGGTTGTAAAGTTGATTCCCAAACGTTATACGCTATTTTTGGACCAACATAATCTTGATAGAAGATATGATGGTTTGTTTCACTTAATACAATGTTAACGTCTTGAAAAAACTCTTTTGACTTGTCAGGGTAAATTAGAAAGTCCTCTAACTTACCTTCAGAGTTATACAAAATCTGTTTGTATAACATTGATTTATCGACATCATTAATGTAAGGTTCGTTATCATGGGGGGTTAAGTTATAACCATTCCAACTGTTACCAACAGTAAAGTTTCTTACTTTAACTTTTGTGTGTTTTGATAGTTCTCTTAAAAAATCTCTTGTGTGGTTATTATACCCTGTTGTTCCGATGTAAGACCCATGAACATAAATTTTTGGTTTTTCCATATAAAGTGTTAAGTTGATTATTGAAAATATATTATTTTATTCTATTTTTTCAACATATGGCAAATGGTATTTATAAAATTACAGAAGATTTTGAGAAAGCTCTTTCAGATTATACGGGTGCACCATATGTGATTACCGTAGATAATATGAGTAATGCTTTGTTTTTGGCGTTGTATTATGAAAAAAACGTTAAAAAAAGTATTACTGATGATAAAGTAGGAATTCCTTGTAGAACATATCCTTCGGTTCCGTGTGAGATTATTCATGCGGGTCTTAAAGTTGATTTTGAACCTATTGAAGGTAAAACAATTAAAGGTATGTACCAACTCAAGGGAAGTAATGTTTGGGATTCGGCATTAAGTTTTACAGCTGATATGTATAAACCAAACCAACACATTTGTGTTTCATTCACAGGTCCTTACAAACATTTCAAATTAAGTAAGGGTGGTGCAATATTGACAGATAGTCTTGAGGCGTATCACTGGTTTAAAAGAGCGAGATATAGTGGAAGACGTGAATGTTCTTATCATGACGATTACTTAGATATGATAGGGTGGAACTTCTACATGATGCCTGAATTGGCTGCAAGAGGATTACTTCTTATGAACCAATTCTACAATCTTGATGGTAGTAAAAAACATAACGAGGATTTGGAATTACCATATCCTGATTTATCAAAGTTTGATGTTTATAAACAATGAAAAAAGCTTTGATTGGGTATGGGGGACACGCTCGTGAGGTTATGGCTCAAATGGGAGTTAAACTTACTTGTTTTGTTGACGATGAATATGTTGTTGAAGGAACACTACCATTATCAAAGTTTAACCCAAAAAAATATGCTTTGATGGTTGCAGTTGCAGACTCAAAGGATAGGTTTGATATAGTTCAAAGATTACCAAAAGAAACAAAATATTTTACTTGGATTCACCCAACTGCTTTAATCATGAGTGATGATGTTGAAATTGGTGAAGGTAGTTTTATAGGTGCTCATTCAATCTTAACAACTAATATAAAAATAGGTAAACATGCGTTACTAAATAGAGGTAACCATATTGGTCACGATTGTGAAATTGGTAATTATTTTAGTGCGATGCCAGGAGCAATTGTTTCAGGTAATGTTACAATTCATGATTTAGTTTATATGGGTAATAATTCATCAATTAAGGAAAAATTATCAATTCATTCATTAACAACTATAGGTATGAATGGTGCGGTTGTTAAAGACATAGAAGAACTAGGAATTTATGTCGGTGTCCCAACAAAAAAAATATTATAATGAAAGATTTAATCTTAATTACCGCTTATTGTCCTGACGAACATAGAGAAAATATTCTAAGAAATTTAGTAAATTCACTCTTAAAATTTAAAGATACTTTTGATACTTTAATTGTTAGTCATACACCAATCCCTTTTGATATTCAAAATAAAGTTAATTATTGTTTTTATGATAGTAAAAATGAGATACTTACTGATTGGGATTTACTTAACCAACCTTGGTTTAATCCAAATAATGAAAGAAGAATTCAGTCTTCATTTTTAACTGGAAAAAATACACATCTTGCAATATGGAGAATGATGATATTGGGATTTTCGTTAGCAAAAAATATGGGATATAACAAAGTTCACCACATTGAGTACGATTGTAATATTGAAAACATTGAAGAGTTTAAAAATAACTCTGTATTATTAGATGAATTTGATTCTGTAATTTATATTGATAGTAGAGAAAATGTTGATGACATTTTATTCGGAAGTTTCCAATCATATTTGTTACCAACATTAGATAAGTTTCTGATTAATTTAGATGAGGGAAAAATAGTTGAGATGATTAGACAATCAGAAACTAAATCACCTGAATTGATGCTTCAGAAAATATTGGAAGATAGTGGAAAAGTTTTTAAAAAAGACAGACATAGTCTCGAAGTAAATGGAAATAAATTCGGTATAATTGATGGACAAGTTGGTGTTAAGTTTATACCATGGGCGGTACCTTTTTACGATAAATTAAACGATACTATTGGATTTGTTGTTTGGAATACAAAAAATCAAAATGGTGTTGAACACATTATAATTCTTAATAATGATAGGATTGTTAATATACCAACAACATTATTAAACCATTGGAGATTAGTTAATTTAGGTAATGTAAATGAAATCCAAAGTATATTAATAATTGAAAATGGTGAAATTAGAAATAAATTTAAATTAAATAGTAATGAAGAAATTGATATCTTCAAAAAAAGTAGTTTCAGATATAAAGAATCATTTCAAATATGAATATAGAAAACATACATCTTTGGCATGCAGATAGGGGTACCTATTTTGACCGACATGTAAACATAATTTCATGGAGTGACCAATACAATGTTAGGGTTGGTAAATACAATTCAATTGGTAGGGATTGTAATTTTTTCTTACACGCTAATCACAGACCTGACTGGGTTACAACCTCATCACAACTTTGGGGTCCTGTAAATCACGAGATTGCTCAAATGCATATGGATATGGGCCACCCATCCTGCAAAGGTGACATTATTATTGAAAATGACGTATGGATTGGTGCTAACTCAACGATTATGTCAGGTATAAAAATTGGTAATGGTGCTATAGTGGCGGCTGGTTCTACAGTTACTAAAGATGTTCCTCCATACGCAATTGTTGCCGGTAATCCTGCTAAAGTTGTTAAGTATAGATTTACCGAAGAGCAAATTGAAAAACTATTATCAATTTCTTGGTGGGATTGGGATGAACAAAAAATTAGAGACAATGCAATGGATATGTGGTCCGATGATATAGATGGGTTTATTAATAAGTTTTATGGAAATTAAAAAAATAATATTTGCAAGTGATGACTCTTATTTCTTAGAGTTTTGGCCAATTCAGGCTAAATTGTGTCGAGAACTATTTGGTTGGGAACCAGTCCTTTTTAAAATTTCTGATGAAGATAGTGAGTTCTATGATGATGGAAACGGATTGGTAAAAAATGTTAAATTTGTTGAAGGAATACACACAGCAATTCAAGCCTGTACCGTTAGAATGTTCGGTACCAAATACTTTCCTGATGATGTTTGTATTTGTGGTGATTTAGATATGTTGATGATTAATAAAAATTATTTTGTCGAACAACTAAAACACTACTCAGAAGATTCTTTAGTTATCATGTCGAGTGATGCATATGACTTAAGCAGACCTGAATCAAATGACTTGTTTCAAGAAGAACCACTACCATTCAAACAAGAGATGTATGGTTATATCTACAACGCAGGTAAGGGTAAAACTTTTACAAAAATTTTAAATTCTGATTGTTCTTTTGACGAATTTATGAATAGACACTCAAACTACAAAGATGGTTATAAAATTATGTGGTTGATTGATGAGTTCTATTTTTCAGATTGTGTAAATACCAATCAACACGATGTTGAAATCATCAAATTAAAACGAGGGCATTATAGTAAATTTTTAACCCCAAGGAGAATTGAAAGACATAACTTTCCTGTAGAATTAAAATGGGACGGTGAAATAGAAAACCAAAAAAAATATGGGGTGTATGATTTAGATAAGTTGAAACAAGGTTTTTATATTGATGTTAATTGTGTTAGACCTTACAGTGATTATAAAGATGCTATTGATGAGGTTGTAAATATTATTCTTGAAAATCAGAACAATAGTGATATGTATGGTCTGGGTCTAAAATACAATACAGACAAAGTATTGGAACATAGATATGATAGAATTTATGAAAAGTTTTTGGAACCATTAAGTAATAAAAAAATAAAATTATTTGAAATTGGTTCTGGTAGCGAAGCGGCGTCTTTTAGAATGTGGATTGAATATTTTAAAAACGGTATGATTTACGCTATGGATATCTCTGAAGAAAGAAATCAAGAAAGAGGTATTATGTATAAAGGTGACCAAAGTAAAATCGAAGACTTGGAAAGAATGTTTAATTTGATAGGTCAGTGTGATGTTATTATTGATGACGGAAGTCACCAACCACAACACCAAATAGAAACATTTAATTACCTATTTGAAAATATGTTAAAAGAAGGTGGAGTTTACATCATTGAAGATATTGAATGTAACTATTGGAATCCCAAAGAAACCATATATGGATATGAGATTGGTAATTATAATGTTATTGATTATTTTTCTTCAGTCCCACACAAAATAAACTCTAACTTTAGTAGGGTTAAAAATCACCAAAATATTGAATCAATTACGCATTATAAGAATTGTATTATTATAACTAAAAAAAGTGTTGAAGAAATTTTAGGTGTTAAAAAAGATTATAGATTTGGATTTATGTTATGAAAAAAATAGTTTTAATTAGTACATATTGTGACACAATAGAAAAAATTGAAATTCTAAAAGAAAATATTATTAAAATAAAATCTTTTGGATTAGATGTTTTAGTAATAAGTCCATTAACATTACCATCAGAAATTATTGAATTGTCTGATTTTGTTTTCTTTACTAAAGAAAATCCTTTATTGCTTTGGCCTGTTCGTTCTTTTACTTTTTGGAAGTCAGTCTATACTGATGAAGGGTGGGTTAAAATGCACCACAATTTGGCGGATTATGGATGGGCTGGATTATACCAAGTTAAAAAGTTATCTCAAATTGCATTATCTTATGATTATGACATTTTTTATCATATGATATATGACTTAGTAATTGATGACGTTGTAGAAAACGAACTAACTAACGACACTACAAATATCATCCACCCAAGAAGAGACCCACATAATCCTGATACGTTATGGGAAACAACTTTACACTTTATGGTTTTTGATAGACCTATGATGGAAAAAATTGTTAGTGAAATAGAACTTGATGAGTATTTGAGAACAAATGGTGTCGCAGAAGGTGAAGTTTTAAAATGGAAAAATAAATACAATATACCAACATCAAACCAACCCGTTAAAGACCTAATTTATTATTGGGAGGACACAGATTTTTTTAATTACTCTAAGAATGAGAAGTATAAATTATACTTTAATAAGAACGATGATGGGGAAATTTGGTTAGAAGATGGACCAACAAAAGGATGGATTAACGGTAAATTAAAAATTTTCTTCTATGATGTCAAAGAAAATATTGATTTTAGTTTAAATATTAACGGAGATACACATAACTTCAAGATTAATGACACGGTGGTAATTGAATTAGATTACGACTCAACTAAAATAGATGAATTTGTAATTTTTGATGGTGAAATGACTTATGATTATTCGGATACCATAAAAAAAACAAATCGTAACATATTTTACTACGATGAAATACCTTTTGAAATAGATTACTCACACGAAATACGTATAAACACTAAAGATTTGATTAGAGTATTTAATAAAGATAAACTACCATTTTCATTTGAATTTAAAAGACAAATTAACCAGCGTAAAATTTGGGATGTAAAATTATATTCAGATTCTTGGGCAACATTTCCTGATACTGAAATTGTCGATGTTGTTGTCAAAGACAATCAAGATGAACTGGTGTATCATAGAAAATGGGATGTAAATACTGATGGTGATTTTATTTACAAAAAGTTGTGGAACTATTGTAAAAACAAAGAAAAATCTAAAGGTGTTGTTGTTGGAACTCATAATGGTGAATTTGGTGAATGGGTTCCTGTTGCGATTGATAAGTTATCCGAAATAACACTTATTGAGGTTAGTAAAAAACAATTCAATGAGTTAATTAAAAATTACTCGTCATTTGAGAATCTAAAATTTATAAATCAACTAGTTACTAAAGATGGAACTGATACGGTCTTTTACGAAGGTGGTAAAGGGTATACAAACACTGTTGTAAAAAGAGTTATTGATTATTGGGAGACAGAACCAATAACTGAAACTGTTAGAGAATCAATTAAATTTTCTGAATTAATAACACCTGATGTTAATTGGGTTCACACTGATGTGGAAGGTATTGATTTTGAATTAATAATGTCATTAACGGATGAACAATTATCACATCTTGACATTATTATTTATGAATATAATAACTCAAGTGACAAGGAGAGAGAATTGATTAATAACTTTTTAATTGAAAAGGGATTTCAAACCTATAGAGAAAAAGGTGTCTCAATTGCCTTTAAGAAATAACCTCTATTGATGTCCTACCATCGTTCCAATAGTTAACATCACCATACCAAACAAAAATTTCTTCTTCTGGTTCAATATCACGATGTGCAACAAATTTAAATGTTCTTGTTTCGTTATCTGAAAACCAATAAGCGTTTGGACTTTCACTGTGATTATAAAGACTACCGAACCCTAAAGAAATAACTTGTTCTTTCCAATCTGAAGTTCCCGATGGCCAATTGAATCTATAGTCAATAAACAAAGGACTTACTTCACCGAATTTCATTGGTAGTGACAAAATTGGACATACTTCAAAAATTTCATCTTTGTTAATTTTTTCACTTGCAAAAACACCTAATCCGTGTACAGGTGAATTTTTTACATAAATTTTTTGGGGAGGGTGAATATTCAATGTCATAATATTACTTTTTTAAAAAAATAGTTTATAATTATGTTATTGAAAATAGATTATGAAAAAAGTTATTGTTACAGGAACAAGAGGTTTCATCGGGAAATCATTAGCATTTCAACTTGAAAGAGATGGTTATTTAGTCACTCAATTTGATGATTCATATTTTTTAAACTTAAATTGGGGTGAAAAATTATTACAAATACTTGAAAGTATGAATTATGATGCGGTATTCCATGTTGGAGCGTGTTCAGATACTTTAGAAACCAATGTTGATTATATGATGACTCGTAATTACGAATCAACTAAAATCATAATGGATTGGTGTGTTAAGAATAACAAACCAATGATTTACTCATCATCTGCTGCGAATTATGGAACTAATAATTTATATCCATCAAACTTATATGGTTGGAGTAAATATGTTGGTGAGGGATATGTAATATCCAATGGAGGCATTGCTCTTAGATATTTCAATGTCTATGGACCAGGAGAAGAAGACAAAGGTAAAATGGCGTCCGTTGCTTATCAGATGTTTATAAAGAATACTAAAGGTGAAAAAATAACACTGTTCCCGAAAAAACCACAAAGAGATTTTGTTTACATCAAAGATATTGTTTCAGCCAACATTCATGCGTTGGAAAACTATGAAGAATTGGGTAGTAAATACTATGAAGTAGGTAGTGGTACCGCAAGAACCTTTGAAGATGTCCTTAATAATATGGGTATTGAATATGGTTATACATCAGAAGATGTAATTCCAAATGGATATCAATTCTATACGTGTAGTAATAAATCAAAATGGATGAATGGTTGGGAATCCAAGTGGGATTTAGAAATGGGAATAAAAGATTACAAAGAATATCTTGAGAAAAAATGAGAATGTACGAAACAATGGCATTAAGCCGTTCAGGACACCACTCAATTAAAAATTGGATTATTAGAAATTTAGTTGGTTTCCAATTAGAGTGGAAATTCAAAATGATTAATGCTTCAGGAACTAATTTTTTTCATTTAGGTGAGGCAAACCACGATATACCATTAAGTTTTAAATTTTTAGATGAACATAAAGAATCTATTGGTTTAATTTTTGTCAATTATGAAGACGCTCCTTATGATTATACTATCTTTAATGAAGATAGAATTTATAAGGCACCATTATCACTTGAAAAAAGAAACGAATATAATATAGACCATTTAGGTCGGGTTTGTTTTTTAAGAGATTTTTATAATAATTTATCATCACGTATTCGTTCAAATGAGAGAACCATTTTTACAAAATGGGACACTCAAGAACCACATCTTTTTAAAGTTGATGAGATATTCATTGAACGTTGGAAGAGTCATGCAAGGGCTTGTGCAAACAACCAAGTATCTTTTTTAAAGTTTGAAGATTGGATTAGTAATAAAGAAGTTCGTGATAAATTTTTGTTTGAAACTTTTGGTGTCAAAGACCATTATGGGTTAGACGGTATTAAAGGAAGTCAAAGTTCTTTTCAAACATGGGATAAAGTTGAAGAAAGATATCATGAATTAAACTTAAGTGATAAGATGAAAGACTTGATTTCATCTGATGATGAATTACATCATTTAATTAGTGACTTAGGTTATAAAAAAATAAATTTGTAAAATGGAAAAACCAAAGGTAATTAACGCAATTGAATGTGAAGGGTGTAATGTTCCCAAAGGATGGGGACATGAAGTGATATTCGTGAATAACGAATTATATTGTGGTAAACTATTAGTGTTCAAAAAAGGTGCGAAATTTTCAATGCACTACCACCTAATAAAAGATGAGACTTGGTATGTTGATGAAGGTGAATTTATCTATAGATGGATAGACACCAAAACCGCTGAAGTCATTGAGCAACATTTAAAAGTTGGTGATACTGTAAGACAATTACCAGGTCAACCACACCAGTTGGAGGCTTTGACCGATGGAACCGTATTTGAAGTGTCAACACAACATTTTGATTCTGATTCTTATCGCGTATGGAAGGGAGACAGTCAACCGAAATAAAGGTTTGGGTTAATGGTTCTTTTGATGTTCTTCACAGAGGGCACATTGAACTCATTCAATTTGCGTCAAAGTTTGGTACTTTAAGAGTAGGGATTGACACTGATGAAAGAATAAAAGAATTTAAGGGACATAATAGACCCTTCAATTCTTTTGAGGACAGAGAATATTTTATGTCTAAGATTAAAGGTGTTAATAGTGTGGTTGGATTTGGAACAAGGGAAGAACTTGAAAGACAAATTAAAGAATGGAATCCTGATATCTTAGTTGTTGGTAGTGAATACGAAACTAAAGAAGTTATTGGTGGTCAGTTCGCAAAACAAGTTATCTTTTTTCCAAAAGTAGGAGAGTTCTCTACAACAAAAATATTGAGAGATAGATGAAAATTAATGAGATACCAGTAATATTACATTCAATGGATTCATATTCCAAATTTTGGAATCCATGGTATCACTTATTTAATTTACATTGTAAAAATCACGGACCAATTATCTTTTTATCTGAAGAAAAAGAACCTGATTTTGTGAATGATGTTACTCACATTAAAACTGGTAAAGGTGAGTGGGGTGAAAGACTATTAATTGCTTTAGAACAAATTGAATCTGAACTTGTATTTTATATGCAAGAGGATTTTTGGTGTATTAAAGATTTTGAATTAAAGGATAATATTCTTGAAATGTTTGAAGAATATAAAATGGACCAATTACATATTAAGGAAAATATTAATCTAATAAAAACCATTAAAATTAAAGATAATTTATTAAAGTTTGCTCAAGATTCTGAATATACTCAGAACCATCAATTTGGTCTTTGGAGAAAAAGTAAATTAAAAGATAATGTTTTACCTAACGAGAATCCTTGGGAAAATGAAATAAATGGTAGTATTCGTTTGAATAAAAATCCACATAATATTTATCTATTAGATTATCACTGGTATATTAGTGTTTGTCGTAGAGGTGAAATAATGCCTCGGGGACAAAAAATTATTGAAAAATATGGTATCAACTTCTAACCTGAATTACATTACACCAAACAAAACTATTGAGGAAACAATTGGGATTATTAAAGATAAAATCTTAAATAAAACACCGTTTGCATTAACAAGATTTGGTGATGGTGAAATTTATATTTTAAACCGTTCAGGTGGTGGTGGTTTTGAGGAAAAAAATTGCAAACTTTGGGGATATAAATACCCTCAAGAAGTTAATCAATTTTATGGTGATGCTGGTGATATAATAAAAAACGCTTTTGTTAAATCCGACATAATTGGGTTGATGGACCCGAAGACAAAAATTGTTAATATTGCGTACAATTACAATACTTGGTCTATTGAAAAGTTTAAAGCTGAGTTGTGGGGAACTAATTTAAAAAACATACAAGTATGTGACCACATGATTGCACGTAGTCCACAACTTGGGAATGTTAATCAATTAAAAGACATACTTGATGGTGTATCTGTAAACATTGTCTCACCTAATACCGAATTATTATCAACAAAAAAACTTGAAGAAAAGTTACAAACAACTGTAAACTTTACAACACACTCTAAAGAGATTAACTTTAGAAATAGAGATGAGTTTTTAAAATCTTTTGAGAATATTAAAGAAGATGTTGTGTTGTTAGGTGTTGGTTTACAAAAAGATTATGGGGTAATTCTCAGAGATGAGTTTGGTAAGATAGCTCTTGACATGGGAGCAACTATGGATGCTTGGGCTGGCATAATAAGTAGACCTTGGTTTAATAAAGGTCAATCTCAAGAATATTTGTTAATGTAATGGCAAAAATTTTAGTTATAGGTGAACTTTGTGTTGACCGATTTGTGTATTGTGAAATAAAAAGATTGTGTCCTGAGGCACCTGTTCCGGTATTGAACCCGATTCAAACAACCACCAACAATGGTATGGCGGGTAATGTTGTTGAAAACTTAAAAACTCTATTACCTGAGGGTGATATTGTTCATTGGTATCAACACAATAAAATTGAAAAAACAAGATATGTTGAGAAAAAAAGTAATCAAATGATTACACGTGTTGATGAGGGTGAATTACAACCATGTGAAAGTTTGAATTTTCTTTCACCTGAACAGAAAAAAACTATCATGGAATCCGATGTTGTTATAATAAGTGATTATAATAAGGGATATGTTAGTGAACAAATGATTCGTGATATAAGTAAAATTGCTAGTTTATCTATTTTAGATACTAAGAAGAAATTGAGTTGGGATATTATTGAAAATATTTCTTTTGTCAAACAAAATGAAATAGAATATAATAACAATAAAAATTTGGTTGACGAACATCCCGATAAATTTATAATAACTTTGGGTTCTAAAGGAGCGATGTATATGGGTAGTATTTATAGGTCACCAAAACCACAAGATACTATAGATGTTAGTGGCGCTGGTGATACTTTTGTTGCATCATTTGTATCCTACTATATCAAAACAAATGACTTAATTCAATCAATATCTTTTGCAAACGAGGTTTGTTCAGATGTGGTAAGTAAAAAAGGAGTATCCTTACCCGATGAGAAATTTAAGATTTCTTTTTGATTGTTTTTTCAGGAGATTTTGTTTCTAACATCTCCATTAACTTTAGTGATTTTTTATAATTCTCCTCAAGTTTGTCCAACTCTTTTAATGGAACATTATTTTCACATGCTGAGAGATATCTATCCTCAGCCTCCTCAATTACTTTCTTGATTGTTTTTAAAAGTCTCACAATTATAAATATATTGAAGAATTCCTTTATTAATCTCATAATAACTATATCTTTTTTTGATGAAAAATATCATTTGGGTATTTATTAGGTAGAGATTTCTTAGATGGCAACCGCATATATTCAATTACAGTGTTGTAAAAACCCTTTTAATATTGTTACTCTTAACAGTGTATCAAGTCCGTTATATCCATCGGGAATTATTTCTGTTGGTGATGTTTTCAGGGCTGTAGGCGGCGGTGGTGTTTGTTTTGAGATTGTATACGGACCATCTTTAGTTAATCCTGGTTCTGGAAATAGTACTTTTGTTGGAACAGTAACATCATTACAGTTAGTCGCAACTGATTGTACTGACCCTGCGTGTGGTCTTGGTGCATGTTCATTGGCGGTTACTTTAATTCCTTCACCAACACCAACACCAACTCAAACAAAAACACCTACTGTAACACCAACAAGAACACCAACAAGAACACCAACAACAACACCTTCAGTTACACCCACTCAAACAAAAACGCCAACTGTAACACCAACGGTTACAAAAACTCCTACACAAACTCCAACACCAACAATATCTCCTGGACAAACTCTAACTGATGTTTTAGTAGAAGACTGTTGTACTGGTACTGTACAATTAACCATTACGGTACCAAATGCGAGTTCAAGTGTTGGACTTGTATATGATGTTGATGGATGTTGTTTTGAAATTATTTCAGGAACACCAGGGGCTTCTATTGGTGTTTACAAGACTTTTCATAATTCTTGTGTTGAGTGTGAAGGAGTTAATCCTTGTTTTGATTGGACAGCAACGTTAATAGATTGTTGTGATGGTACAAATACATCATCAATTGATGCTGCGGGATGTACGGTACCAATAAATGGTAATGTTATTTCTTATTTAGGCACTTGTTGGGAAGTTCAGAGTGTTACTTTAGGTGGTACAGGTTCTGTTTTAATACAATCTACCGAAATTTTCTCAAATTGTTCTGAGTGTGTTATTTGTCCATCTCCAACACCAACATTAACACCAACACCGACTGAAACACCAACAAATACTCCAACCATCACACCTACCAATACACCAACAAATAGTTTAACACCAACAAATACTCCTACAAATTCACCAACCAATACTCCTACAAATTCACCAACACTTACACCAACAAATACTCCTACAAATACACCAACCAATACTCCTACAAATACACCTTCACTTACGCCAACAAGTTCTTTAACACCGTCAGTTACTGTGACACCAACAGAATCCGTAACTCCAACGGTGACTCCTACAAATAGTACTACACCAACCAACACTGTTACCCCAACAATTACACCAACTAATACCATAACTCCAACGTCTTCTGTTACACCAACAGGTACACCACCATTAACGCCATCAACAACACCAACCAATACACCGTCAGTAACTCCGACAGAATCTTTAACACCAACAGTTACTCCAACTAATACAATTACTCCAACTAATACAATAACTCCAACTAATACAATAACTCCAACGTCTTCTGTTACACCAACAGTCACACCATCGGTTACTCCAACAGACACACCAACTTCTACACCTACTAATACACCATCAATTACGGCATCGGTAACTCCATCGGATACACCGACATCAACGCCAACAATTACACCAACTCCAACAGAGTCTGTAACACCAACACATACTCCCACAAATACGCCAACAACGACTCCAACGGTAACTCCTACAAACACGCCTTCTATTACACCAAGTATATCAGTAACTCCAACGGTAACTCCTACGGTTACTCCATCGGAACCTTATGACATTTATTTATTTCAAGATTGTTGTAACCCAAGTAACGTATTTAGATTCCAAAATGTTTCGGGTATTTTAAATGAGGGTGATACCTATGGTATTACAGGACCTTCATTTACAGGGTGTGCGACAGTAATACCATATGTTGCAAGTGGTCCAATTTATAATGCTGTTGGACATACACTTACGTTTTATTTAACTTGTAATGATTGTTTTACGTTACAACCATACGTATGTCCCTCTTTGACACCAACCCCAACTATAACCCCAACCAACACTCCAACAACAACGCCAACTTCAAGTGTTACACCGACACTAACACCTACATCATCAGTTACACCTTCTGTGTCGGTAACTCCTTCGGTTTCTGTTACGCCATCAGTATCTGTTACACCAACAGTTACAAAAACACCAACAGTTACTCCAACAACAACTCCAACCGTTACACCATCAGTATCTATAACACCAAGTGTTTCGGTTACACCAACTATCACACCTTCAGTAACAGATACCCCAACAATTCTTTGTAATTGTTTGGAATATGATATAACAAACACTAGTGACACTACCTTTGCTGAAGTTAGTTACATTGATTGTTATGGAAATGAATTGACCGTTGAATTGGCACCTTTAGAGGTAACAACATATTGTGTTTGTGAAGATACTATAATTGCACCTTCTGAGGTAATTGTGGTTCAAACAGGTATTTGTGTAATTAATCCAACACCAAGTCCAACAAGAACCCCAAATGCTACTCCAACACCAACACCATCGGTGGGTGTGTGTGCAACTACAGAATTTTGCTTGAGAACCAGTCTACCTGATTTGGTAGATTACTCAGGTAACTATGAAATTGGGGGAACATATAACTCAAGATATTATTATACAGGAGATAGTGTTACAACAGGTTACATTTACTACACAGGTTCGTTTTGGTGTTTAAGTGATACTTTGGGTGGTAGTTGTTTATTAGAGGGAGCACACCCATGTTATAATCCTTGTCCTGACATTTCAGCCAACTACTTTACAACAGGAATTTGTCCAACACCAACGCCTTCGCCGATAAATTGTAACACTTTAGATTTTGTTGCGTATTTTGATTGTGACTATGTTCCATATCCATCACCAACACCATCAATAACTTGTGACGTAGTTAATTTTGAATTTACTAAGTTTGCGGTTACGCCAACACCGACACCATCAACACCTACATGTAATACGGGTATTGATTTTGATTTTGAAAGATTCTTACCTGAAACTCCATCACCAACCCCAACATTATCTTTAAGTCCAACAAGAACTGTGGATGTTGCTGGGGCTGTGACATACAGATTTGTGGATGATGCATTTACTTGTGTAACCACAAAAGTATTGAAGGATTGTCAAAGTGACCTTGAGTTCTATACAAATGATTCACTTGTGTTTAGTGGAACACCTTTAGTTGCTGGTACAACATTCTTAGGAGTACTTAACGGGGATATCTTCTGTTTAACTTATGTTAGAAATGATGAGAATTTATCTTCTAACTCAACCGTTAGTGAAGTTAAAGCCATGTATGGTAATTGTGTGGATTGTGAAGTTGCGTTTACACCAACACCAACATTAACACCAACAATGACACCAACACCTTCAATTACACCGACATTAACACCAACACCATCATCAACTAACGTGGCATGGATATATGTATTCCAATCTTGTTCTCAGAATAGTTTTGGATATTCTCAGACAACAGTTCTTCAAACTTCATTTGTTGAATTTGCATTAACACCAACTAAATCATTCAAAGACTCAGAAGGTAATTGTTGGGTATATGTTGGACAATACCAAAGTTACTACCCTGTGGGTAATACCAACATCATAAACTACAGTGGTGATTATTTCGCGGGACTACAAACAGTTGTTTACCAAGATTGTGAAACTTGTGTTGGTTCAACAGGTACTAATAGTCAAATCGCTTGTATTTCTTGGGATGATGCGAATTATAATAATAACTTACCTGACCAGTGTGGAGGATATACAAGAACAGAAAATAAAATAACGGTTACATTATTAAATAACGGAATTCCTGTAGCTGCAACACAAACCGTACAAGTGGTATTTGAAATGGAAACTTTTGACTGTTTAGGTAACAGTACTACTGAACTTACAGTAACAATCCAACAAGGTCAAACAACAGGTTCTAAAGTATACAACTCGTCAACTTGTGATATTTGTCCTTACACTTCATTACCTGATACGGTATCAACAAGTCCTTTGATGGTTAAAAGTATTACACCATCAACAATAACCGAATGTTAAAATGGCAATAAAAGTTACAATCAATTCTCTTACAGGAACGTCACCATATGATGTTTATATCTGTCAAAGTGGTGGTACCTCATGCTTTTACATATCAACTATTGTGACTGGCGATTTACCATACATATTTGATATACCATCACCGTACAACAATGGTGATAGTTACATGGTTAAAGTTGTGGATGATGAAAATTGTGTGATAACAGGTATCACATCAATTGCATATACCGTAACTCCAACACCAACGCCGACTGTTACACCGTCAATAAGTTTAACTCCATCACTCACACCAACAAACACTGTAACACCAACTAGTACTACAACACAAACACCGACACCAACTGTAACCAAAACTTCAACTCCAACCGTTACACCTACTAAAACTTCAACCCCCACGAACTCGTTAACACCTACAGTAACGCCAACAAACTCACTTACTCCAACAACAAGTAAGACACCAACTCCTACAGTTACTCCAACATACACACCAACTAACACACCTTCACAAACAGCGACTCAAACCCCAACCCCAACTGAAACTCCAACTCAAACACCAACATCAACTCAAACACCAACTCCAACAATAACGACAACTTCAACAGTTACAGTAACACCAACAGTAACTCCGACAAATTCTTTAACACCAACTCAAACAATTACACCGAGTATAACAGTAAGTCCATCAGTTACTCCAACAAACACTATTACTCCGACTAGTTCCTTGATTGTTAGTCCTACACCAACATCTTCGGTAACACCTTCAATAACTCCTGAGGCGACTCAATCGCCCACACCAACACCGTCAGTAACACCTGGTCTTAGTCCGAGTACTACACCAACACCAACGGTAACTCCATCAGGAGGACCATTACTTGGTTTTGCGTATGATTTGAATACGAATTTTAACACTCCACCTACCGGTGAAACAGTGTTCTTAAACTACATAACATCAACAGGTATTACAACACCAAATCAATTCGGAATTTCTGATAGAGCGGTTTATTGGAGTTATGTTGACATTAGTGGTACAAGCAGATACAGTTATTATTCCAACTTGTTAACAACAAGTTCTTATTCAATATCATTCTCTCAAAGTGGTGCTACGGCAACTTATAGTGGTAATACAAATAGTTTCGCGGTTGATGGTTCTAACTTCTTCCATGATGAAACAGCACCACTTCAAGCGGGACAACTTGTATTGATTTCGGGTTCACCAATAAATTTTGTTGTTAATCAACCGGTATACATAAAATACCAATAAAATATTATTTATAACTGATGCCAGTTAATATAGAAATAACTACAATTACAGCTAACACACCTTTTGATGTGTATGTTTGTGATGCTTTAAGTGGTAGTTGTACCTATGTCTCAACTGTTGCAAATGCACCATATGTGTTTGAAGTTGATGACACATATGCTACAGAAAATTTTATAATTAAAGTTGTGGACGTTGCTGGTTGTATAGTTTATCATACAGTTGCCATAACACCAACTCCAACGCCCACACAAACGCCAACACCAACTAAGACGGCAACTCCAACACCAACTAAAACGGTGACACCAACTGTTACACCAACTGTATCAACCAGTGTAGTTGCATCACCGACTCCAACGCCAACTAAAACACCTACTCCAACTCCAACTCCATTAGTTTATGGACACACCATAGGTGCTAATTTATATGTTGGTTCTTCAGGTGTTTGTGATGATTCACTTTTGGTGACTCAATACTATACTTATTATGTTGATACACCAACAATACCTGTATTGGGTGCGGAGGTTTATTCAACAAATCTTGGGGGTGTTTTATACAATCCGGTAAATCAAATTAATAGGTGGAGAAAAATGACATTTGGTGCTAATACATACGCGGTACAAATAGATTCAACAGGAATCATAATTGACTTTATTATTTGTCCCTGATGGCTTGTACAACTTGTGTTAGATGGATGGTATGGAATAATTCTGATGTAAATCAGATTTATTATACCTATAATTGTACCACCTTATCTCTTGAAAGTCATGTTATTGGTGCGGGACAATTTTCAAGTGTTTGTGGTTGTTTAGAGAACGGTGCTTACTCAGATTCTGAGGATGTCTATATTGAAAATGGTGGAACAGGTTATATTAATTTTGAGGGTATATTACTTTATCCTTGTGAGGAAACTCCTGAACCTTCGTTTACCCCAAGTCCATTCCCAACAAGAACCCCAAACCACACACCAACACCAACATTAATAGTTTGTGGTTCAGGTTATACAACAGGACAATACTATTATTATGATTGTTGTGGAGTGTTTCAAGAAGGAAACGGAGAAGAAACCGCAATTATTTTTGATTACACAAAGCCATACAACGGTGTTGTTAAATTGGGGGTACCAGCGTCAACGTCTTGTGTAACACCAACACCCACACCTTCAATAACGGCAACAAATACTCTTACACCAACACCGACAAATACAAAGACACCAACACCCACACCAACTTTAACACCTACTCCAACGATTACTCCAAGTAATCAATCCTTTACAAAATTAGCGAACAATTGTGATGTAATTACATTGTTTCCACTTGGGGTTGAATGTTATGGAACCAACCCATCGTCTTCAACAAGTTACGATGGAAAATTATATTTGAGAATAACAGGTGGAACTGCTCCTTATAATATTACTTGGGAGGGTGGACAAAAAACACCATACCTATTTAATTTAGATGGGGGTGAATACACAGTAACTGTTGTTGATTTTTATGGTGATTTTACAGCGACTACAACATGTTCAATGATAGTTCCGTCACCAACACCAACGCCAACACTTACACCAACAAATACACCAACACCATCACCAGTTTATCCAACACTTTGTTTTAATATTATTTGGCAAGAACAAGTTCCTGTTCAAATTGAATTTACACCAAATGGTGTTGTCAATGGTAAACCATCATGGACAAATGGTTCAGGATACAATGTTGTATGGAACCCAACTCAAGGTGTGTGGGTAACGAGTGGATACACAGCATATGGTGGAACACTTAACTCACAATCACCAACAGTACCACCATTGAGTGGTTGGTATTCAGTTGGTTCAGAAATTCCTGCAACTGTTAGTGTTCAGGATGAATCATGTGCAACTGCGGTATTCTTATCGGCACAAATTCTTACAAGTTTGGCAGACTGTGAAGCAGTTTGTAACGGTTCAATCTTAATTAATCCGATTGGAGGAACAGGACCTTACCAATATTCTATTAACAATGGAACAACATACCAAACATCAAACATATTCTCTGATTTGTGTGGTGGAAGTTATAGTGTTGTGGTAAAAGATTCAAATGGTGATGAGTACTCTCAAGTAACAACAGTTGCAAACCAAGCATCGGTTACAACTTATAGTATTGGTGTTCAGAAACTATCAAATCCAATTGGAGTAAATCAAGAGTCAATGACTTGGAAGGTTAATATTATACCACCAATCCCACAAGGTACACAAATCACATTTGATTTGTTAATTAATAACGACCAATTGGTTCAAAGACCTGGTGACGGTATAATTGATTATACAAATGTGGTTAAGAAAAACAACACAACATTAACAACTACACCAGTATCAAGTTCATCAACAACTAATAGACCATATTGTTCACCAAATACACAAACTCAAACCGTTGATGTTTCAACCTATACAACAATTACGATGGGTTATAATGATGTTGTTAGCGGTACATCAGTATCTGACATGGAAGTTACTCTACCAAGAAATGTCCAAGGATGTTCAACAGTTATTAAACAAAATGTGACAGTATCAACCACAAATCAATCTATCTCAGGATGTATTTGTTGTTCAGTTGTGAATAGTGAAGGAACGGCAATAATGCAACATGCTCTTGGGGCTAATCAAGCTGGCGGTGGGGTATAAAATTTCTTTGTAAGTATTTAATATAGATGGCATACATTATCAAAAATACCGCGGGGTTAATCAACACAAGAATCACTGATGTTGGTAGAAGAAATATATCGCAGGGTAATTTCGTAGTATCATATTTTTCAATCGGTGATAGTGAGGTTAATTATACTGCAGTACCGAATTATAATTTAACAAATAATAGTATTTTAATGCCGGCATTTAATGCTCAAAATGATACCGGTTCACCACAATCAAACAAACAAAATATTAAATACCCGTTATATGTTGATGGTACTTCAGGTAACACATATGGTATTCCATTTATGGATGCTCAAGTTGAACCTATTTACAATTCACAATCGCCTTTAGGATTTTTCACAGGTTCATCATATCCCTTCTCAGCACAAACTTCATCGGCCTATACCGTAACATCAAATTATATTGTTGATATGGGAACCTTAACGGGTCAAACAAGTGGTGTAACTATTAATTATGATTTTGCGGCGACCACATCAGGAACACCAAGTATTGGTGATATCATCGTTATGTATTTGGATGGTAATGGTAGTAATACTGGAGAATTCACAACATCACCAATTTTAACTTATCAAATTGTTAGTTTAAACCCTACGACAGGAACTACAGGAACAACAACTTGGAATTTGACTTTGGATAGGTCGGTACCTGATTATTCAAGTTTACCTGGCGGAACCATTGGTAGAGTTTTAATTTACCCTTCAGGAATGACTCAGTTGTATGATACTGTAACACCGGCACCTTATTGGCAAAACGATTCATTTAATTTTGAAAGTCCGTGTGATGTATCCCAACGTGAGATAACACCTATTTGGAATATGAATATTCCATGGAGTGAAAGCCCTGCGGGTGTATTCTCAAACATTTATGAGTCATATCCATATTATGGTTCGGTGGATTATATTGGGACTAAAGAATATTTGGGTTACCAACAAAATAGTGGTCAAACTGATACAAGTTCTACGTTCTACTACAATTCATTTAACGATAAAATTATTGTTGAACCAAGAGAACAAAAAGCCATTGCAATTATTCACTACACAAATCAATCTATTGATAATGTTTATGGTGAGAAATTTGCAACAAATCCGTTTGACCCACAGAACCCAACAACTGACCCAGGATTAGCAAGAAGTTTTAAATTGACAATTCCAACATTGATGTGGCACAAAACCACAGGAACTACAATTGGTGAAGTGTTTTATATTGACCCTCCAGGTTATGACTTGTGTTATCCTCAATACATAAAGTCAACTGAGAATCTTGACATGAATGACCCGGGTATTAGATACTATCATTTATATGATTTAAATGCAAATGCTAATGGTAATTTGAATCGTATTGGTAAAGTCTTCCCTGACCAAGAAATTGTGATTATTGATGATGAGGAAGTTATTGCTGCGATGTCATATAAAGCAAATAGAAATTGGACATTACCCGCACCACAATTAAGTTTATTAACACCAAACTCTTGTTTCACTGATGAGACATCTACAGGTATATTAAATAACGAAGCTGATAAACTATGGTTAACATATAGATTTGATACCACAGGATTCACAGACTCATTACATTGTAATTACTACTCTAAGATTTCAGGACCTATTAAAACTGTTGGTACAATTTCACAGAATGTTGCAGTTAGATTCGGAGATGAGTTTCCGTTTATGGGTGAAGACCCACTAACAGGATTTACCGCAACTTCAATGAAGTTGTTGGTTCAGAAAATATCGGGTGACACAAAACCAAGTGCTACTGCATGGAAAGAAATTGATGTAACAAGTCAGATAACTTTGGTTAATGGATTTATTCCTGTAAGTGGTGTGACAGGTCAAGTGTTCCAAGTATCACTTGAAGATTACACAGGAGCAACAACTTACAACTTGGCAAACTATATTGACTTACCTGAGTTAAATGAACCAAATGTTTTGAACTTTGGTGATGAGTATTTCTTCTATGGTAATTTAGAAACGGATATTCAAGCAACCATTTATGAAATGAAGTATTTGATTAATTTGGGACAAAATCAGTTCACTTCTTCATCAAATCCATCGTATGTGTTAGGTACAAATCCATATATTACGGAAATTGGACTTTACGATTCCGCCAAAGACCTTATAGTTATTTCTAAGCTACAATCTCCCGTTAAAAGACAGGGTATTCAACAGTTTGTAGTGAAGTTAGACTTTTAATATGGCAAAATTCCAAAACACACCAAAAGTACTTGGTTTAGATGTAAGTACTAAAACAATCGGTATTGCACTTTTTGATATACCATCCCAACAATTATTGGAATTAACGCACGTATCACCGGTACCAAAACCAAAGAGTGAAAATAAGATTGAAGAACTAATTCGTAAGAGTGAAATTGTTCGTCAAAAATTAATTGAGTATAAAGATTTTGGTATTACCAAAGTTATTATTGAGGAACCATTGTTGAACTCAAATAATGTTTATACTGTAGGAACTCTTATGAGATACAATACTCTAATCTGTAAAGAGGTTTGGGATGTGTTGGGTGTTATACCTGAACTTATTTCAACTTACAATGCTCGTAAGGCGGCATTTCCTGAATTAGTTCAAAAGAACGATAAGAACAAGTTTGTTTTATTTGGCGGGTATCCCAAAAACGCCGACAAGAAAGAAATCATTTGGCAACAAGTTGCCAAAAAAGAACCACAAATTACTTGGCTCTATACTAAGAACAACACACTTAAGAAAGAAAATTTTGATATGAGCGATTCATATACCTGTGTTCTTGGTTATATGAATACAGAAAAAATTTGGTAGTTTAACAAACTTGGCATACCTTTGAGGTATGAAAAAAGAACTCATTAAGGACCAAAAACTAAACACTCTGATTCAAAAAATAAACAGAAGAGGTGTTATGGTTAGTAACAGTCATGTCGATGGTAAACTTAAAATTAAAAAAGTTCGTAAGTACAAAACCGAATGGAGTTGGGCGCCTTTTTTTCATGAGGTGGACATAATTTTTGAAGGTAAAATTTATGCTAGTGTGGGTAGTGGAAGTAATTGGTTAAGTAGTGAGATTCTTAGTCAAAATGGTATATCCAAGGTTAAACTGAATAAATTTTTTAGAAGGAGACTTGAAGATTCAGTAGAGTCATTTTGTGAGCTTGTTGGTTTGGATGTGAAATCGTATGGTACAATCAAAATCAAAAATATTATTTGGAATTGATAGTGAAGTTTACTATCTTTAAATGATGACTCAAGAAAACGAGGTAATAGTAGAACTTCTCATTGACGTATTAGGTAATGAGAAACAGCACTATGAGTCAAAGGGACAGATATCTTTTGACTGTCCCGTATGTGCCCAAGAAAAGGGTCTTGAGTCTGATGGTAAGGGTAACTTGGAAATCAATTACATCCGAGGGGTTTACAAATGTTGGGCTTGTTCCGAAACTAACGGAACCCAAGGACCCCTCGGTAAGTTACTTGACCATTTTGGAACCAAACAACAAAAGAAGACATACGAACTTATCCGTCCATCTGAAGAGTTTGTTAGAGAAAAACCAAAAGTATGGGCACGACTCCCTGAAGGTTATAAAAAGTTTGAAGACTCTAACATAAGGTTTATACCACACCGTGAGGCGATTACCTATCTTTATTCTCGTGGTATCACTGATGAGATAATTCAGAAATACGACATTGGATATACAGTTACCGGTGATTATGCCTACAGGATTATTGTTCCGTCATATGACATGGATGGCAAATTGAATTACTTTATTGCCAGGGCGTGGACACCAAAGAAAATGAAATACAAAAACCCATCAGTTCCAAAAGATGAAATTATTTTTAACGAAAGTAGAATAGATTGGACAAAAGATGTGTATCTTTGTGAAGGTGTGTTTGACGGTTTCTTTTTACCCAACCCAATCCCTATGCTAGGAAAGATGTTATCTGAGAATTTGTTTACCACCCTATATGAAAAGGTACAGGGTGATATTCATATTTGTTTGGATGGTGACGCTTGGGAGAACGCACTTAGAGTCTATCACAATTTAAATGGTGGACGCTTGTATAATAAAATTAAAATCCTTAAATTGCCGAAGGATAAGGACGTATGTGACTTAAAAGGCAAGATTGACGAATACTACTACGAAATAAAATGATAAACCTAAACGAGACTGCGGAAGACATCCGTTTGATTATTGAGAAGAAACGAGAAGAATTTGGATTAGAGTTCTTTGAAGATGAACACAAATACTTGATGAAAGATTTGGATGGTAACGTCCGTGATAACTTCCCATCAGTATCAAAGGTGTTAAAGAAGTTTTATGATGAGTTCCCAACTGAAGAAGCTGCTTTGAAAAAGGCTGGTGGTGATTACATTGAATCCGAACGTTTGATGGAAGAGTGGAAACAACTTGGACTTGAATCCACCAACTTGGGAAGTAGAACTCACTTTCATTTGGAAACTGAGACCATCGCCCGAAATGGGGGTTATAAGGAAGTTCGTCAACCTGTTTTTGAATGTGACATTTTTGCTCAAGCGAAAAGTGACTCCATGATTCGTGCTGGTAAACATTACCTTGATTTGTCAGAACAACGAGGTTTGGTTTTGTTAGATACGGAAATGGTGTTGGGTCATCCTGAGTTGGGATATACAGGGCAACCTGACAAGGTATGGTTGACTACGAATGCTAAAGGTGATGAGTTTGGTTTGTTGATTACGGATTGGAAGACAAATAAAGAAAAAAACTTTGAAACCAATAGGTTTACAAAATCAATGTATGCTCCGTTTGATTCATACCCAAACAACGCATTGGGTCACTACTATCTTCAACTACCTTTTTACGGTAAGTTATTGGTTAAGATGTTGGAAGGGACAAAATATGAGAACATCAAACTACTGGGATGTATTGTGGTATTACTCAAGGACGATGAGACCTATCAAGAGTTCCGAGTTCCAAAAGATATTATGTCAACGATTATGAACATGAATATGAAAACAATACTTGGTAAGTAAAAAAAAGTTTTGTATTTTTTATAAAAAATTAAGTTATGTCTAAGAGAGATGAATTAAGACAACAATATGAGTCACAGATTGGGAAGGTGATGTTTAATAAGTTTTCCAATGCAGACTACACTCAAACCACAAAGTATTTGAGATACTTTTGTAGTATGTGGGTCAATAGAAAAAACGAAAATCTAAACTATGTTAGTAGAGAAATTATTGATACGGTAAAAGATTTTGAATTATACATTCATTTGATTGAAGAAAAAGATTTGTATCATGAAAAATATAAATCTTGGCAAACATTATTGTCTGTTGTTGAAACTGCTAGAAATAAAAAATTTGATTCTGAGTTCAATCGTGATGAACACATACGTATTCTCTATGAGGATAAGAATTATTTGTTTTTGGAGCCTTTAACTAAAATAGGTTCTTTAAAATATGGTTCTAATACAAAGTGGTGTACTGCGGCAAAAACTGATAACTTTTCTTTTGTAAGATATTCTAAGAATGGTTTCTTAGCTTATCTAATTAGAAAGGGTGAGCAGAAGAATAGTAATTACAATAAATTGGCATTCTTTACCGAGGAAACTCAAAATGCTCTTGGTGGTACTGTCCAAATATACAATCAGATAGATAGTGCGATTGAAGACCATTTGGTTAACAAAAACGGGTGGGAATATGAAGACTTGTCTAAATTCATTTTTATATTTCGTGTGGAGGCTCTTAATAGGTTTCAATATCGTAAGGCTAAGAATAATGTTGACAAGAAAATTGGACTGATTAAAAATTTGGATTTGGATGAACTTAAAAAAGATTTGAAAATTGTAACACGACACGATGGTGAGAACCAAGATAATGTTATTAATATGATTGAGCAAGTCATGAAACAAATGATAACAAAAATTGAAAATTTCTAATAATATGGAACAAAAATTAACTATAAATCTAAAAACCGCTGAAACACTTAAATGTGAACAGTGTGAAAACACCACTTTTGTTGAAGCATTCCAATTCAAAAAAGTGTCTAAACTTATGACTGGTTCAATGAACGACGGAATTGTGCCGTTCCCAATCTATAAGTGTGACAGTTGTGGTCACATCAACTCAGAATTTGCAATGCCAGAATGATAAAAAGATTAATTCACTTTTCGGATTTACACGTGCGTCTATTTAAAGACCACGACTTGTATAAACAAATCTTAACACAAGCTTTGAGTGAGTGGAAAGCTTTAAAACCTGACCGTATTGTTTTTACTGGTGATTTGGTACATTCAAAGAATCAAATGACACCTGAATTGGTAGAGTTTGTTGCTTGGATTTTAACCGAATGTGCATCAATTACTAAAACCATTCTAATTATTGGTAATCACGACTTCCTTGAAAATAACCAATCAAGGTTGGATGCTTTGTCTCCGATTATTGATTCACTTAAGAATGAAAACATTGTATACTATAAAAACAGAGGTTCTTACGAAGATGAGAACATTGAATGGGTGGTTTACTCGCTTATGGACCACAACATTAAACCTGAGATTCCTCAAACTGATAGGGTTAAGATTGGATTATTTCATGGACCTGTTATCGGGCTTTCAACAGACATTGGTTACAAATTTGAAGATGGTTTTGAGGCTTCGAAGTTTGAAGGGTGTGATTTGGTACTCTGCGGTGATATTCACAAACGTCAAGTATTTGATATCCCAGGGGGTAAGAAAGCATATATGATAGGTTCAACTGTACAACAAAATTTTGGGGAAAGTATTACAAAGCATGGTTATGGTGTTTATGACTTGGAATCCGATGAATACACCTTCGTTGATTTGCCAAATCCAAAACCTTTTTTGTCATTCAAGATATCTTCTTACGAAGACTTAGAGACGGGTAAGGAAAAGTTAGCAAACGTCTAATGAGTTTTGGAGTACAGAAGGCAATAGTATTAACTAAGGAAGAGTTAAAAGACTTAGAATCCTTCTGTGCTTTAAACGGTTTGGATATTGATACTTTAATAAAGGATTCATTCAAACAAGGTTACCGTATTGAAAAGTATGGACTTTTGGGAAATATGGGTGGGATTCAAGAAAAATGGGTGGAAAAAGAGGTAATTCGTGAAAAACGGGTGGAAATACCTGTTGAGGTTATCAAAGAAGTGGTTAAGATTGAATACGTTGAGGTCCCCGTTGAAAAAGTTGTAACCGTTGAAAAATTGGTTGAGGTTATCAAAGAGGTTCCCGTTGACAAAGTAGTTATCAAGGAAATTATCAAAGAGGTTCCTGTCGAAAAAATTGTAACAATTTACGACAACAGTAGTGAAAATGAACTGTTGTTAAAAATACAACAGTTGGAAAATGGAATGTCTAAAAAGGATAGTGAACTAGATGAACTTAGACGAAAATTTTCCACTAAAGAGGGTGAAATTACCGATAAAGAGCGAGAATTTTCCACTATAACCACAGAAAACGAAAATATTTTCCACTATAAAATGTCTAAGAAAGATGAAGAACTAGATGAACTTAGACATTCTTTAGACATTCTTAAACAAAAGACCGACAATCCCGATAACACAAATAAACTTCAAGAGACTCTACAAAAAATTAGGCAACAAGTAATTGATAGAGATGTTGAAATTTCTGAATTAAAAAGTAAAATTAACGAACTAAATAAGTTACAACAAGACCAAAAAGCCTTATATTTAAAAGGGTCCAACTTGGACAATAAACTTTATAAATAAAATAAATTATGATAATATTCACTTGGATTATTTTAGCGTATGGACTGAGCCAAATTTTGGTTTACGGTTCTATCTTTGACACACAAAGACAATGGGTACACGCTTGGGCGGAACTTTCACCAATTTTGAAATTCATCTCAGGTTTGATTTCTTGTATGATGTGTACATCAACATGGGTTGGATTCTTTTTGGGTCTAACTTTATTTTCACCTACAAGTTTCTTGTATGACACACCAACATGGATTTCATGGTTCTTTGACGGACTATTGGCATCGGGAGGTGTATGGGCGGTGAACTCAATTATTGAATGGTTTGAAAACGAAAAATAAAAATGGGAAAAAGAGAAAAAGAACACAGAAAAAAAGTTGCTGCTCGCAACCAAAAAATCAAAAGTGCTCAACACACCTATGAAAAACTTTACAATGAGAAATTGAAGAAGTATTTGGAGGACCTAAGAGAACAAGCTTCAACGGGTACGACAGAAGAAAACACAGGATTTGTAATGTCAGGACAATAATGTTATGGACTTATTTAATCCACCAATTAATTACGATTTAACTACTATGTCAGAAAAAATAAAATTAGAAGAATACGAAAATCCTTACATTCAGGTTGTTTGGGAAGACACGCCTGAAAACTTCACTCAAGAGAGAATTAAGAGTGTAAAAACTTATTTTCAAAAGAAATACAATTCATTAAATGTTAATGTCATTACCAAGACAAAACAAACTGAAACAGGACAACAAACTGTGGATGTTTCATTTAACATTATGGATAAGAACTATCAACGTGAGTTGATGAAATCTTTTTTGGAAAGTAAGGGTAGTGGTGATAAGTATGATGACATTGTAAAAATTGATGAGGCGGTTGAGAATAAGTTAATTCAACAGAATGTTGAGGTTACACCATTTCAAAAGTGGTATATTAAGAAGATTCACTTCTCTAACTTTTTGAGTTATGGTGACAATCAAGTGTTGGACTTTGAGAAGTGTAACGGTATAACTGTTGTGGAATCAGACCCACCAAACTTTGGTGGTAAAACAGTTTTAACTGTGGACTTATTGATGTTTCTATTCTTTAACACCACCACTAAAACACAGAAGGCGGAAGAAATTTTCAATAGGTTCCGTGACTCTAATAAAGTACAGGTTAGGGGTGACATCGTTATTGATGGCGATGAGTATGTGGTTTCTCGTACAATTGAAAGAAAGAAGTCTAAGTCTGGTGATTGGAATGTCAAAACCGAATTGGATTTCTTAAAAAAATTGGGGGATGGTTCTTACCAAAACTTTACAGGAGAACAAAGAAGAGAAACTGAGAAGTTTATTAAGAATTCTATTGGTGATATGGATGACTTCTTGATGACTATTTTAACTACATCTACTAATTTGGAGGAACTCATTGATTCTAAACCAACTGCTCGTGGACAAGTCCTGAGTAGGTTTATGGGTCTTGAATTCTTGAAAATAAAAGAAGAGACGGGTAAAGAAATCGTTTCTACCTTTACCAAAAGTATGATGTCTAATGTCTACAATACTGAGACATTAAAGGGTGATATTGATTTATTGAAAGAAAAAATCACCACCCTTAAACAGACTAATGTTGATGTTGAAAAGGAGATTGTTGATGTTACCGAAAGATTATCAACTGGTCAAGAATATAAAGACGGTTTGTTAAATGCGAAATACTCTGACATAGATAAAGAACTTTTAGGTTTAAACCCAATCAACATACAAAGTGAAATTTCAAACTCAGAAAGGGAATGTGAAAAAATTAAAACCCAAATCAATGGTGTTATAATTAAGGAACCCACATCATACTATCATGAGGACAAACATGATGAGATTAGAAATGAGATGAAAACCACAAACGGTGAACTTATTCTTGCTCAGAAAAAAGTTGAAGATATTGAAGAATTGGTTAAGAAGTTTGGAGATGGGATTCAGTGTGAGCACTGTGGAATCAAATTGATGGAAGCCGCACTGACAAAGAAAAAGATTGATGAGTTGGGTGATTGTGAGAAGAAGGTTGACAAGTTATCAAAACAGTGGAAAGACCTTGATTTCAAAGAAAAGTCCTACACGCAACTCAAAAAAGACTTTGATGAGTATGAACGTAACAAACTCATTAAGGAAAAATTTGAGGTTGGATTGGAAGCAGAAAAACTTAAACTTGAGAAAAAACAAGATGTACTTAAAAGATACATTGAGTCTCAAGAAAAGATTAAGAAGAACCAAGAACTTGAGGCAAAGATTATTAAGGCTCAATTACGTATTGATGAATTGATTAACCGAAAGAGAGAACTTGAAAGAGCCCAAATCAATAACAACAATGATATTAATTCAGCAACGGCCAAGATTCAAACAAATTCTGAAATCATTGAAAAGATTAAAGTTGAATTTGAGAAGGAAAAGATTTATAAAATCTACTTGGAATTGTTTGGTAAGAACGGTATTTCAAAAATCATCATGAAAACCATGATGCCATTGATTAATCAAGAACTTCAAAGATTGTTACAAGATTCTTGTTACTTTAACTTGGAGATTAGAATCAATGATAAGAATGAAGTGGAGTTCATCATGATTGACAATTCAACGGGTATTGAAAAGTTGATGTCATCAGGTTCAGGTTATGAAAGAACAATTGCGAGTATGGCACTTAGAGCCGTGTTGAGTAAGATATGTTCATTACCAAAACCAAATATCATTGTTTGGGATGAGGTGTTTGGAAAAATTTCAAACGATAACTTAGAATTAGTTGGAGAGTTCTTCACTAAGATTAAAGATTACTTTGAAAAGGTATTTGTAATCACACACAATCCTTTGGTTACGAACTGGGCTGACAATGTTGTTAGAATTAAAAAAGAAGAAAACGTATCAAGAGTCATACAATAATGAAAGATTATACTGAGATTAAAGGGTGGTTTAATCACCTTAAGAGTTATGACTACCTAATAGAACAATGTCCTGAGGGTGGTACAATGGTTGAATTAGGTGCGTGGCTTGGTAAGTCATCATCTTATTTAGTTGACAAAGCCATTAATCGTAATGTAATCATTATTGACTCATGGAAGGGTTCCCCTAATGAGTTAACCTCTACACATAAGTTGGCAACTGAAGTTGATATCTATGAAGTTTTTAAAAAAAACATGGGGGAAAGAACCTACAAATCAATCAGAGGGTTGTCTTCAGAAGTTGTAAGTCAATTTGAAGATGAAAGTTTGGATGTCGTGTTCATTGACTTAACACACACTTACGAATCTGTTAAAGAAGATATCGGTTTGTGGTTACCAAAAGTTAAAAGGGGGGGAATACTATCAGGTCATGATTATGAGGATTCATGGCCTGGTGTTGTTAAAGCGGTAGACGAAATGTTACCCACACGAACAATCATGGAAAACTGTTGGATTTTTCGTAAATAAGTTTGGTTCTATTACCATTTTGGTATTACATTTGTAGTAAATAAAAAGACATATGAATTATTTAATTACAATGTTGGGTGATTTCCAAGTCAATGATAGAGTTAGGGCGATTAATATTTGTCTCGCACCTATGGTTAGCTCAAAAAAGTTAAAACTTTCAAATACGAATACCTTTATCATATCACATTTTGAATCTGACTGGAATTTAAACAATATAACCAGTTATGTTAAAGATGTTTTGAATAACCATGTTGATATGGTTATAGTTTCACCTTCGGAAAATGTTAGCGTACTTGTCAATAATGACTTTGCAAGTAACTTAACGGATTTAGAACAAGAGAATGAAAACTCCAATGTTCAATCCGACACTGTTAAAATTCATAGTGATTTTGAAAAATTACAACAGGAGATTATTGACATGATGGAAGAGGATGATGATGACGATGATGATGAGGATGAAATTAAAACAATTATTCAAAAGTCTAAAAAGAAAACATTATCTTTGGATGACTTATTGGATAAAATCACAGAATTTGGTTTTAACTCTTTAACTGAAAACGAAAAAAAATTACTACAAAAACTATCTAAATAACATGAAAGACAAAATATCTACAATTCCAATCAATCAAGAAGAAATTGCAACATATCTTAAAGATATTCGCAAGATTAAAGTAATGACAGTTGAGCGAGAACGTGAATTGGCTCAAAAAATTCTATCAGGTGATATTACAGAATCAGAAAAGAAACAAATTGAACAGGAACTTTTAATTGGTAACTTGAGATTTGTTATAACTGTGGCTAAACAGTATCAAAACCAAGGGCTTGAATTATCAGATTTGATTGCTGAGGGTAATTTGGGACTATTAAAGGCGGTTGGGAATTTTGATTGGACTAAACAACTACGTTTTATTTCATACGCAGTTTGGTGGATTCGTCAATCAATTCTTCAATCTCTAAATGAAAATGCTCGTACTATCCGACTCCCGGTTAACGTCGTACAAGAACTTCAGAAGGCCAAGAAAGAAGTTGAAAAAAACGGGGCGGATTTACCTGATAAGTTTGTTAATCTCCCAACGACAATAAATTATGATGCACCTCTAAATGAAGAAGGTGATACGTTGTTGGATTTGATTAAGAATCCTGATGCAGAATTACCTGACTCAATATTTGACACAAAGGAAATACTCAAAGAGAAATTAAAAGAAATTTTGGGAATCTTGGATGATAGAGAAAAAATTATTATTGAAGATTACTTTGGTTTGTCAGGTCAAACAAGAACTTTAGAGGACATCGGTAATGACTTCAAACTGACAAAAGAACGTGTACGACAAATTAAAGAAAAGGCATTACGTAAACTTCGTAATGAGTCTAACGACCTGTTTGAGTATCTATAATATTTATTAATAAAAAAACTATGAAAGAATTTGTAAAAAAGAATTTTAACGTAATTATTTTAGTAATTGCTGTTTTAGGTTTATTTAAAAGTTGCGGAGATACGAGACAATTATCAAAAATAAATAAACAAATGGAAACTTTGGTTACTAAAGAAGAAATGACTAAAGAGTTGAAAAGAAGTGGGTTAGAGGCTGAAAAAAGAATGATTCAGGCAACTGATAGAAAACTTTTAGATGTTAGAAGACAAACTGAAATTGACGAAGAAATAAAAAAACTTGATATTAAATAAATGAATTGGTTTCAGAAAAACTTCAAAACCATAATCTATATTGCGTTTTTAGTACCAATATTAACAGTTGCGTTTGTCTCAATATCTCACGTAACAACTTGGTATGGTATAACAAACCCAATTAGTTGGGCAATATATTTGTCAGTTGGTATTGAAATTGCGGCATTGGCAGCTCTTGCCGCAATATCGGCACAGATGGGAAATAAAGTATATTTTCCATTTGGTATTGTTACGTTAATTCAGTTCTTAGGTAATATCTTCTTTGCTTATCAGTACATAGATGTTAACTCAGCGTCATTCCAAAGTTGGGTGGAGATGGTTGACCCAATAGTTTCTTATATTGGTGTTGAGTCAGGTAGTATGGTTTCACATAAAAGATTCTTAGCGTTGTTTTCTGGTGGTATGTTACCACTTATTTCATTATCATTCTTACATATGTTAGTCAAGTTTGAAGAGACAGGGAAAAACAATGTTAATCCAAAAGAAGAAGTTGATATTGAGAAAATTTCTAAAGATGCGGGTAAGAAGGAAGGTGAGTTATTGAATGAAGAACCTGAAAAAATTAACCCAACACCTGAAGATTTAGAAAAACTTGAAGACGTATTACAACATATTACATCCAATAAGTTTTCTGTATTAACAGAGGAAGAAGATGAAAACATTACACAACCTGAGAAAAAAGTATTAAGATATACTGGTAGAAATGGTTGATATTATCAAATATGGTAATTTTAAAGGGTTTGGTAAACCCAAGAAAAAAAGACAAATAATTCTTTGTCATACTTCAAGGGAGGTCGGTGAATACTTGACCTCTCTTAAATTTAGGTATAATGGTAAATACAAAAAGATACCTAACTATGTAATTTCACAGGAAGGTGTGATTTATGAGTTGTTAAATCCGAAATACAGTTCAGAATTCTTTTCAGATAATTCAATGAAAAGTGCGGGGATTTCAATTGTCCTTGAAAATTTGGGTTGGTTAAATAAAAAACCATTATCATCGTTTTACCTTAATTGGTTTGGTAATATTTATAAACAAGAGGTTTACGAAAAAAAATGGAGAGATTATAATTTTTGGCAACCATATACAAACGAGCAGATTATCAAAACGGCTCAGTTGTGTAAGATGTTGTGTAAAGATTTTGAAATCCCTAATAAATTCGTTGGACACAATGTAAAAGTTGATGGTATAGAATTATTTCAAGGTGTAACAACAAGAAGTAATTACCATCAAAGATATACAGATGTTAGTCCGGCATTTGATTTTGATAACTTTAAAAAAGAATTAGAAAATGAACAATTATATGAACGAAAGGTATGACTCTATTAAAGATTTAGTCAAAAGAGCAAGACTAATCAACGAACAACTTAATGCCGAAAAACTTGGACCAATAAATGTCGCAGCTGACATTGAAGCAAGTATTGATGACAATACATTTGAAACCGCCATTGAAAAACCAAAAAACAGAGGTGAGGAAGAAGAAACTAATTTTGTGCAGAGATATAAAATTTCTGGTTCAATAATGGCGATTCATGGTAAGACAAAGGCTGAAACCGATATTACTTCAGATGATAAAGTTTCATTCCAAGACACCATTGATGAATTCACTGAAGAAGTATCTGACTTGGTTGATTTCAATCAATTGAACGTTTATCCAAACACGGTAGAATGGTCAGGTAAAATCATTGACAGTGATGTTGAGTTCATTTATACTATTGGTGAGGACAGTGGAATCTATATTAATGGTAACATGTTAAAAATTGACGATTCAACTTTAGAGATGATTAATAAGTTGAAGACTTTTTATGAAAAGTTTAAATCCAAGTGGTCTAAAGTATTGGCGGCAAGAAAACAAGCTCCTGAAGATTATGATTAGTCCTAATCAAATATTTGATAAAAAAGATTTAACCTTGAAAAATGTTCTCAAGGTTATTCTTGTTTTAGTAATACTTTGGTATTTGATACAAATAACAACGGTAGTTAAGATATCAAAAGAAAGTAAAAGAGAACTTGATTCTTTACAGTCCCATATAGAAATGGTTGAGTTTAACCAACAACTAATTCAATCGGACATTGATAAAGTAAGTGAAGAAATTAAGGTAGTGGAGACAAGAGTTGAAACCATAAAAGAAACAAAAACCCAAATAGGAAATGAGTTTAGTAAAAAAATTAGTGATGCTTCTAAGTATGGTCATGTTGAGCTCGACATGTTTTTCGCAGACCGTTACAAAGAGTTATACTGATACACAAAAGATAGTTTTGCCAGTCCCTGTGGCAAAACAAATAGTAATTGATTTATTGAGGGGGGATTCGGCATTTGCTCAATTGAAAATGTCCAATCAACACATTATTGAACTTGAGAACATTGTTTCTTTAAAAGATTCTGTAATTGATAAGATGAAGTTGAAAGAAGAAAATTACAATTTGATTATATCAGATGAAAAAAAGAAGACAGAAATTTATCAAAAAGAACTCAAGATTACCCAAAAGGAATTAAAGAGAATCAAAGCTAAAAGAACTTTTACTAATATAATTTCAGGAGTTTTAATTGGTACATTAACCTATTTATACATAACAAAATAACTATGGCACTAACTAGTTCAGAAGTAAAAGAAGTTGAAGTATTGATTAGAAAAGAGATGAAAAGTTTCTTGGAGAGCAATACATTAAAACAATTTGAAGATAAGTTAATTGATAAGATTGCTAAAGAAATTAAACGAGGTAAACTTGAGGGTGATATTAAAGACATTACACTTAGAATGTTCCGAGAATTCTACCAATTCATGTGGATGAATAGAAGTTATTGGGAACCAAGATTAAAGAACGCATAATCAAATGAAATCATCATCTAATTTATTCAAACAGAGTCTTGAAAAGGCTTACATAAACGACCCAACAATATCAAAAGATATTGATGTTGTGTCAGATTTAGATAAGTATTCTGATGAGATGACTGAAAATGAAGAAACCACTGAAGCTACAGGGGCGGCTTCTGCGGGAGCATTTTCGGCACCATTATTTGCCAAGGAAGAAACTAAAGAAGAGGAAAAAATACCTGGAGGTCTTTCAAAAAACAAGACATTAAAAGACATTGCAAAAAAACACGACAAGAAAGGATATGACCATATTGATGATATGGTAAAACATTTGAAGAGTCAATTGGTGAAAGGTATTAAAGTTGAAATGGAACATACCAATAGTGTTGATGTTGCAATGGAAATTGCTAAAGACCATCTTTTTGAAGACCCAAATTATTACGATAATTTAAAGAAAATTGAAGCAACGGAAGCAACTACCACAGCGTCTTCGGGTCAATATTCAACACCGGCATTTGTTGCTAAAAACGATAAGAATTGGAGAGGTGGTAAAAAACCAATTTACAAAGGTGGTAAGTTCGCACAAGTTAAAAAGAAATGTTTAACATTCCCATATTGTAATCAAGGAGCTGGTGCTGTTGTTTACAAAAATAAGTCATCTTTAGATGAAGCAATTAAAAATGTGAGTACAAGATTGGGTGTTGAAGAACAAATAATAAAAAGGATTCTTTATAATCATTTTAAAAAGAAGAAAAAGTAATCATTCTGTAAGTTTAGATATTTATAGATTAAAACGACCGTTATGGATAGATTTGAAAAATATTTGGATAAAGTTGTGAAACAAGTCCTTGATGAAACTTTAAATAAAAAAGTTGGAAATCTTGTATCTGAGATTGAAAAAAAATCTAAGTTACATGGTGGACAACACAAAATTGATGTTGCCGAACCAAAAGGTAAAATTACCGCCGATGACTTCAAAAAATTAAGAACTAAAAAAGATATGAAAGAATACACTATGGGTGATGACCAAATTGAAAAGGTTGAACCCTATGGAGATTTCTCAACAGATAGTCCTAAAAAAGTTGGTAAAGTGAAGAACGTAGGATATAACTATGAAAGGAAAGTTGCGAAAGAGTTCAATGAAAATGATATGGAAGAAGGTAATGCGTTTTCAGGAGCGTTAGCAAAAGCTAAAAAAGACGGTAAATCGTCTTTTGAAGTTGACGGTAAAACTTATGAAGTTAAAGAAGGTCAAGTTTATCCTGAGAAAACTGATGATGGAGATTTTTTATCCAATTTCATAAAAAATGCTTTAAAAAGAAATACGGGATTATATCCTAAAAAAGACAAAGAACAAACTATGGTTCCAAAAAAGGATTATAATGATTTTGACGAGTACAAAGATGATGATGATGAATATTCATCACATATGTTTATTGGTGAAGAAGGTGAAAAAGATAATTTTATTCAAAAAGTAACCAAAAAAATGGAAAAGAAAGGTACTTCAGGTAAATTTGGTCAGTGGTGTAAAAAAGAAGGTTTAGATAAAGACGGTGAAGTTACTAAAAAATGTATTGATAAAGCAATGAAGTCAGATGACAGTAAAGTTGTTAAAATGGCTAATTTTGCTAAAAACATTGGAGGATTCAAAGGTGCTAAACACGAAAGTGTTCAAATGACAGAATCTGAAGTTATTGAATTAATTGAAAGACTTGTTATGGAACAAAATAAAATAGCTGCAGATGCTGACTTGAAAAAAGTATCTAAACAGAACAAAAATACAAACCAAGAAAGTTTAAAGGCAACTAAAGAGAAACTTGAAAAATGGTCTAAAGATAGTAATGTTGAGGGATATACAACAGAACCTAAACATTTCCCTAAAGGTAATGGTGAAATGAAGGAAATGGATAAGAAAGCTTACAAACCTTCAGACGCGGTTGAAGAGTATATTGATGCATTTGCTTACCCAGGTCAAACAAATTTGGTTTATGATGAAATCAAACCAAATGATGAGTGGATTGAGGCAAATTTGAAAGGTTCTTCAAAAACAGGAAACGCTACAAAAGACAAAGATGGTAATGACTTAGGTAATGTTGTATCATCTGAACTTGGTGAAAAAATGTATAAAAATTTCAAGGATAACGTATATGGTGCAGAACAAATGAATGCATCTTATAAGAGATATCCTCAACCTGTTGACCAAGCTGGTGAAGGAACTGAAGATGGTGATTTGAAATTGAAAAAAGGTTCTCAAAAATCCGAAAAGATTTTTAAACAATTGGAATCTAAAGAAGATAAGAAAACAAATCTTATGAATGAACAGATTTCAAGAATGATGAATATCGTTGGATACAACCAAAAAACTCAATAATCTTTAATAATTTTAATTTTATATTAAATTCTCCATAGAGACCCTATGGAGAATTTTTATAATTGGATGTCCAAGTCACTTCCGTTTAGTGAAGTTGATATATGGTTCAGCGTGCATAACATCATCCCGGAAAGAGTTGAACTTTTCGGCGATATCTTCAACTCTTTAGCGATTTTAATAATTGATACATATTTTGGTGAGGAAAGTCACGAAACTAAAGTAGTATTATCCAACCACGATAAGAAGAACCATTTTGATTGGTGTTGGAGTAAAATGATAAAAGATTATGAAAAAGAAAACATATTGATTGACTCTGATGGTGAGCACAAAGAATATTTGTGGAATTTCTTTCACGATAGTTTTTACTCACAATCTCAAGGTAATTATCGGGAAGCAATTCCTGAATTTATTGAGGAGTTGTTTGATTTAAATAAACCGTTCGCAAAATCTGATTTAGATATTTTAACCGAATTATACAAAACATTACAAAATAAAGTAATTCATATTGGTTAATCTATTGACGAGAGAACATAATCCACTATTTTTAATTTAAAATAATTTATGGAAACATTACAAAAAATTAAGGAAGCTTGTGAAACTCTATCTGTTGATTCAGAAAAGTTCTACAAAGGTAACAAGAGCGCTGGTACAAGAGCTCGTAAATCTGCTCAAGAACTTAAGAGTTTACTACAACAATTAAGAGCTGAAATTTTGGAACATTCAAAAAAAGACTAATATGTTTAATACGGACACACTGTTCTTATTTATTTTTATTTTTTCATTGTTTGTCCTATTCAAAAATTTCATTAAGCTCATGGGTATCCTATTGGGGAAAGAAATTGATTTCTCCAGTAGGGACCTTTTGTTTTTTGGACTTTCCTTGAGTTATATTATCACTTATATTATTAGGACATGACACTTTATACAGTATTAAATCAGTTTGAAAATTTTTTCGTTGCAATAAGACGACTTGAGACTCATATGAGTCTAGATGTTAAATTCCCAGCTAACTGGTCAATGCCAAAGAGTACTACAACAGAATTTCAAGTAGTTCCTTTTGATTATAAAGAAGAAGGTTGGAGAGGAATGAGTTTTGTTTGTGAGTTTGATGAAAAGACTGTTCAGAAAAACGTTGAAATGATTCTCAAGGTAATTAAGTTGAACCGAGAAAGAGAAGAGAAAGAGAGACTATTTCATAATGTAGTCGCAGAGTTGAAAAAGACTTTTGAAAAAACTGATTTGAAACATTTACAAAATCTTTCAATTGGATTTGATGAAACCGCAAATTTAAATGTTGAGACAGATGAACCACAAGGAGAAACTATTGGACTGGCTGAATAAGGAAAAACAAAAAGACCAAGCTGAGTTGATGAGGGAAAAGGAAAGATTTACTCAACAACTCATTCAAATGAAAAAAACTGATTTATTTCAAAAACCGAAAAATTCAATATGGAACAGAATACAGAAGCTCCTTTGGGGGAATTAGAAAAATTAGCGTTGTTATCTGACGCAATCAATGACCTATTTCCAAATTATGATAGGATGATGGTTTTTGAATTAGATAAACCCGAATACGACAAAATCTTAGGTCATTTCAGGGAGATTGATAGACATCACAAACAGTTCTTGATTGATATCTCAGGTGTTGAATTTTACTTCATGTTGAAAAAAGAGGTTGAGGAAACTCCCAAAGAAACTCTTGAGGAGCCTACCGAGGAAAAGTAGTGTATTGTCTGTAAAGTAGTTTTTTATCAAACCCATTACTATTTAAAAAATCTATTAAATATTTTTTCTGAGCCGTTGATGTGTCTTTTACAATAAGACAGTCTTTCTTTTGTGATTTTATAAAGTGTTCGGTAAGACAATCAAGTAATCTTGATGTCTCAGATGGTGACTTAGTTGTAAATACTGAAAAATCATCATCTTTTTGTATGATGATTTTATTGTGTAGTGAGTTAATCATCTTTAGACCGTCACCCCTTAAATGTTTTGAAATTAATTGTGATACTGTGACCTTCTTTTTGTTTTTGATATCGTAAATCTTTTCTTCTTGATTGTATATGGATACCTTAATTAGTCCCCATTTATTATCAATCAATTGTATTTTGACATTCCTACCAAATTCATCGGTGGTGTATTGTGGAATATCAGACTTATAACCATCTTGGAGTATACCCAATTCAAATTTACATTCTACAGTACCCTCAATTTGTTTTGGGAAGATAACTTTGTCAGATTCTTCCAATAATAAATTAAAAAAGTTTTCACAATTTTTGAAATTGTTAAACTTCTTTATTATCTTTTTCTTAACCTTATCTTTGAAAAGAACTATTTGATACTTTGGATTTACTAACATGAAAGATTACTATGAAATATTAGGTGTGCAGGACAATGCCACTGATGAAGAACTTAAACGTGCTTATAGAAAATTGTCTAAACAATACCATCCTGATGTTAATCCTGAGGGTGGTGAAAAATTTCGTGAAATAGCCGAAGCCTACGACGTTCTTTCAGACCCTACTAAAAAGAATAACTACTTAAGCCAGAAAAACAACCCATTTAATGGAACTGAATTTGAGGATTTCTTTAAAAACATGTTTAGTGGGGGTCAAAGACCACAAAGTCCAAGAAAAAATGCCGATAAGATTGTCAAACTAAACCTCACACCGATAGATTCGTATAAGGGTGTGGAGAAAGACTTAAACTTCCAACGAAACCATCCGTGTGGTGATTGTAGGGGTAGTGGTGGTGATAGAGTCACGTGTCATCACTGTCAAGGTCAAGGATTCACTACTCAAGTTATGGGTTCAGGATTCTTACAACAAGTTGTTAGACGTGGATGTGGACACTGTGGTACGACAGGTTCAATCCTAACAAAATATTGTAATTCATGTAGTGGTGTTGGTACCAAACCAAAATTTGAAACCATTAAAATTACCATCCCAAAGAATGTTGATGACGGTCAGTTCCTACGTATTTCTCAAAAGGGTGATTTCTCATATGGTTTCTATGGTGATTTGATAATTCAGGTTGTTATGGACAACACAAAAGAGTTTCAAAAGATGGGTAATGATTTGATTTATAATTTAGAGTTCAATTATGATGAACTTAAAAATGATGTATATCATATCCCACACCCTGATGGTGATATTAAAATTCCGTCACCAAATGAATTTGATACAAACAAACCTTTAAGACTTAAAGGTAAAGGTTACCCAACAGGGGATATGTATGTCAAATTGAGAGTTAAGTTCAACAAATCTGATTTGAATTCTAATTGATGGTATTTATGATTGTATGAAAACAATCAACGAGGGTTCCAAAAGAGTTAAGTTAAATCAAAGAACCATATCCGACATCAAAAATGTTATTGATGTTATTTGGAAAGACTATGAAGACTTGGATGATGAAAATCCGTTGAAAGGTACAATTTATGTCAATGACCCATCGGGTGCTGAGTTTGATATACCAGTTTATTATTTAAGTGACTTTAGTGAACAGGGGGCAGTTTTTCAACACGACCCAACCAAACCACGTTCTTTAGATAACCTTTTTATGGTTGTCAATCCTGATAAAGTTTTAATACCAAATAAGAAGTCCCTATACAATGTAATCTATCACGAAATTCAACACGTTAATGATTTGAACACGACTCTTTATTTAAGTCCTAAACAAATAGAAAAATATAAAAGTGCTGGTAGTGATGAATATTGGGGGCATGATTTTGAATTTAGAGCGTACAGTAATGAAATCTTAGAGGGGATTGTCAATGAGTATAAAAGTCTTTTAGGTGTTAAAACAAAACAAGAGTTACTCAACAGTTTAAAATCCTTGGTGAAATATTTTGCAGCTAAAGGTGAGGCTGATGAGATTGCTAAAAATGTTCTGTTAGATATTTCATCAGAATCCTTAGATGAAGAGTTACCACACGTAATTCAAGTTTTAATGCTCATCAAGACAAACAACCCTAAAATGTGGGGGGAATTTCTTAAGATGTTGTATTCAACCGTAATTGAAATTTCTACGGATATTAAAAATTATAAGACTGGCAATGAACTTAAAGAAGACAGTAAGTTCAAGAAACCAAGAAAGTATGGTAAGTCATATTGTGAAAAAACCCCATGTGGGGACATGGGGTTCAGTCAAAAAGCCTCTTGTAGACCTTATAAGAACTGTTATGACTAATTACTTATTGTTTTGGATTCTTCTATAATCCTCCTCAGTAATAGTGGTTCTTGATACAATTACGTAAAAATCACCGTTTCGTTCAACCCAACGTTCTCTGTGAATTGGTCGCACTGGAGACATCACTTCTGTATTGTGTTGTCTTTTGTGTTTCTTCTTTCCTTTTCCGCCTTGAGCGAATGATGGTAATATCATTAATCCCATCATCATAACCAAAAATATTTTTTTCATGTGTTTATAGATTTATTGGTTTATGAAAAGTGTTAACACTCTCTTAACATAAATATAACATTTACTACACATAATACAAGTCAGATGAAAAATTTAACATTGGAAACTTGCTTTTGGTTTTTTGTTAGATAAATTTGATTTTTGACGCACTTTTATTATATTTTGTAATATTTATACTATATGACAAAAATTGGAAGACCTAATAAAGAAGATAAAGATAAAAAAGTAAAATACGGAATTAGTATTGATAAACATCTTTTTGACAAATTAAAAAACGAAAAAGTTAGTATATCTAAATTCATTCAAAACTTAGTTAAAGAATATTATGAGAAAATATAATTTTAATGAGTGTTTTTTTCATGATTTAAATGAAAAATCGGCGTATTGGTTGGGGTTTTTATATGCCGATGGTTACGTAAGAATGAAAGATGGTAAAAGTGGTGAGATAAAATTAAAACTAAAAAATACTGATAAAAACCACATTGAAAAATTTCTTAAAGACATAGAATGTGAAAAACCAATAAAATGTGGTGTTGACGGTAAATCTGAATATTGTATGGTTACGTTATATTCAAATTTATTAGTTAATAAACTATTTGAGTTAGGATGTGTTAATAATAAAACTCAAAAAATATTGTTACCAAAATTAGATGAGCCACACATGTCTCATTTTATTAGGGGATATTTTGACGGAGATGGAAGTATTCACAAAGTAAAAAACAGAACTAATTCATTTTCTGTTAGTATATGTTCAAATAATAATTTCAATGATGATATAGTTAATTTTTTTGGATATGGTAAATCGTATAAATATGAAAATTATTCTATCGTAAAAATTAGTAAAATTATGGATATTATGAAATTTAGAGATTATATTTACTCAAACGCGGTGACCTTCTTAGAAAGAAAATTTATAAAATTCAAACAAATAATATAAAATGGCATTATCATATATTGGTGGAAAATCTAAAATAGGTAAATGGATTGTACCATTTATTCCTAAAGACATTGAAACATATGTTGAACCTTTTTCAGGTATGTTTTGGGTATTTTTTAATATGGAATTAAAAGAATACCCTAATTTAAAGAAAGTTGTTTATAATGACTTTAATCCTCTTAATTACAATTTATTTCAGTGTTTAAGTAATCCTGATAAATTATTAAAAGAATGTGAAAAAATAGAAGTCCAAAAAAAAGGTGTAACACCAACTAATTCTATTTGCGAACAACAATTTGTAAGTTTTCAAATCGAAATATTTGCTAAAAATTTTATTATAAAACAATTTGATTATGAGGTTGCTGCTAAATATGCTTATGTAATATCTCAAGTATTTTCAGGTGCAAATCCTGAAAAATCAAAATTTATTGATTTAAAAGGTAAATACCATTCAAAATTCACTTCTTTCAAAAATAAATTAAGTAAACCAATTTGGATTGAACATTTTTTGAAAATAACCCATATTGAAAATATGGATTTTCAAACTGTTATTGAAAAATATGATTCACCCGAAACATATTTTTACACAGACCCACCATATTATATTGTTGGCGAAGGTTCATATTATTCTAATCATGACTTTGATAGGAAAGACCACGAAAGATTGGCAAATGTTCTCCAAAAAGTTCAAGGTAAGTTCTCGTTGTCTTACTATGACTTTGAATTATTACACGATTGGTTTCCTGAAAACCAATATCGTTGGGTAAAAAAAGAGTTTGCCAAAGCGGCAGCGGCAAAAAAAGGTAAAACACAAAATATGGGAGAAGAGTTATTAATAATGAATTATTAATATTTCTTGTAAGGTTGTATATTTATTATTAAACATAATAACGATGAAATTCACGTCAGTATTAAAACAAATAATTTTAGAACAGTCAAGATTTGAAATCTTGATGAACAAGTATGTAAAACCTAATAAAAAGGGTGAGAACGTTATTGCTCCAAAAATGAAAAAAGATGAGCTTTACAAACTTATCAATGCCGACCCTACATCAAGATTGAATAATGTTAATTTAGACAATGCAACTAAAGAAGAATTGGAAAAGGTTAAAGTTGGTGAATACACACCGTGGTTAATCAAACAATATTTAAATCCTACAACAGAACGTGCATTTGGTGATTATGGTTTTGACCAGGAAGTAAAGGTCATGAAAGACCGTTTCATGGAAGACCTTTATAAGGTTACTGATGACTTGAAAAAGTTTCACAGATTTAAGGGTAGAGTTCCTGTTGAACAAAGAGATATTAATAAATTGAGTGTGGATGCATTATATGATGCGATTAAGGACTTTGATTTAACTTTGGCGGTAACAACAAAGGCTGAAAGAAAGAGTCTTCCTGTTCACCCTGGTGCTGACTCAAGTTATGATGGTGAAACATGGAAAGTTGTAAAAATTGAAGATAAGGGTGAAAGAGGTAAAGAAGCTGCATGTTTCTATGGTGGTAATCAACAAGAGACGAGATGGTGTACTTCTGCACCTGGTTTAAGTTGGTTTAACAATTACATCAAGGACGGACCTTTATATGTTGTGTACAATCCAAATGACCCTAAGATATCTGCACAAACAGGATTACCAATTGAAAGATACCAATTTCACTTCCCTTCTAATCAGTTTATGGATAAAGATGATAGAAGTGTTAATTTGGTGGACTTATTAAACGGTCCTATGGCAGAACTTAAGCAATACTTCAAACCTGAATTTGCAAAAGGTTTGACGGCAGGTTCTGGTAAAGATTTGAAGATTGATGGATTTGGTTCAGGTTCTGTTGGTAAGTTTGTAGGTCTTTATGGATTGGAAGAATTGTTTAATTCATTACCTGATACATTAGAACAAATCAAAATTAAGAATAAAGACAACGCTGGTACTATTATCACTATCCCACCTTCAATTACAAGGTTCAAAAATCTTAAACACTTGGTGTTGGTAAATTGTATTAATAATGTACCTGATTACATTTGTCAGTTGAACAACTTGAATATTTTAGGTGTTATGAGTAATCCTCAACTAACAAGTCTACCTGAATGTTTAGGAACCATGGAAAACTTGGAATTCATTAACTTTAAGGACACAGGAGTATCTGCACCAAAGTCATTAGAGGCGAATGGTTGGTCTGAAATGGAAACAGGTATGTGGGATAAGTTCTCACAAGATGATGAAGTCTAATATTTGATTTTTGTATTATGAACGTAGATGTTCAAATCTATTTATCTGAATTTAAAAGGTTCTTTAATCAGAACCCTGATGATTTGGCAAATCTCATACCTTTAAATCTAAAAGATGATTTTTATGAAAAGGTCAGGGAGGTTGCAGATTCTAACGTTGAAGATGGTAGAGAAATATCTCTTACTCAAAAACAACTTATTGACATTTGTGTAATGATTAATGGTGGTTCTAAAAAGAAATCAAAAATTGAGTCATTCATACTTGAAACAAAATTCGGAAATATTTTCCTAAACTAAGTTTTTCATTTAATTTTTTAATTTAAATTTAACAGTATGTTTCCAAAACACCATTTCGTTGTACGAAAAATTGAAGAGTCTACCGATAAAATATTTTCGGTGATAAGAAGTATAAATTGTGGTTTACCAAATACAGACAATGGTAAAATTACCTGTCTTTATTTTGATAAGGTTCACACTTCAGAGGAATATCGTGAGATTATTTACAAGACCATCAACGGATTTATATTACATTACGTAAGAGGTGGGGGTCCGACATATACTATGGATATTTATTTTTATCCTGAACAAACAACAGATGTAAATTTCTTTATTAAAAGTCTAATAACAAAAAAAAATACAAATATTTAAAATTATGAAACAACTTACCGCAGAGGAGATTAAAGTAAAAATTGCAAACAAAGAGACTTTCTTTTTGGATATGTACGCCACTTGGTGTGGACCATGTAAAGTATTAATGGGTAACATGCAAAAACTTGCAGACAGTGGTCAAGAACTCCCAATGGAGATGTTCAAATATGATGTGGACTCAAACCGTGAATTAACATCAGAGATGGGAATCCGTTCAGTACCCACAGTAAAAATTTTCAAAGATGGTGAAGTAGTTAAAACTAATTCAGGAGTTTTGACACAACAACAGATAATGGAACTTATGGGACAGTATTAATGACTACGGTTGTTGTTTATACTATGAAGGGATGTCCTTTCTGCACGGAGTTTAAGGACTTACTTAAAGAAAATAAGATTAAGTTTGTTGACAGAGATATTGACAAATATTCGGAAGAGTATGATTTATTTATTAAAGCCACTGAAAATGAATACATACCTGCTTTAATGATAATTAAAGATGGTGGTGAAAAACGTAAATCATTTTTATACGCACCCGAAAGAGATTATAATGAGCTCACCGAGGCATTGGACATAGTAAAAAAACATTTAATAAAATAATTTAAGGATGGGTGACCATCCTTTTTTATTTTATTGTTTTTTCCTTGATTTGTTTTAGAACTCATTGTATTTATAGAGAGTATAAAATCCAAAGATGCCTAAAAATATTACTATTTATCCCGATGGGGATGGAGCAAGTATAACAGTTCCTTATTTTTATTTTGATGGTGGAACTGCATCAATGACTGGTCGTGTGCTTGCAACAGGTGGAGCCACAACGAGTTTTCAATGGATTGTCGGTGCTAACACAATATTCAAATTATCTGATACTGAATTCACAGTTAGAAATCTTAATGTTACAGATAATCTATCTGTCAATGGTGTCCAAGTTTTAAATGGTACTAAAGGATGGGTAGGTCCCACAACAAATATTGTTGGCGCTCAAGGTGCTACGGGTAATACAGGTGCTCAAGGTAATACAGGTAATATTGGTGCTCAGGGTAAGGTGGGCGATACGGGTGCTCAAGGAAACGTTGGAGCTCAAGGTGCTCAAGGTAATACAGGACATACAGGTGCTCAAGGAGCTACGGGTAATACAGGTGCTCAAGGTAACATTGGTAATACAGGTGCTCAAGGAGCGGTAGGACCAACGGGTGCACAGGGTAATATAGGTGCTCAAGGTGCAATCGGTAATATTGGACCAACGGGTGCGGTAGGACCAACGGGTGCACAGGGTAATATAGGGGCTCAAGGAGCTCAAGGACTTACAGGAGCTCAAGGACCACAAGGTGCTCAAGGTAACGTAGGAGCACAAGGTAACACAGGTGCTCAAGGAGCCATAGGTAACACAGGTGCTCAAGGAGCCATAGGAGCTCAAGGTAAAATTGGTAACCAAGGTGCTCAAGGAGACCAAGGGGCTCAAGGTAAACAAGGTTCTACGGGCAATACAGGTGCTCAAGGTTCTACGGGTAATGCAGGTGCACAAGGTAATACAGGTGCTCAAGGACCTATTGGTCCTCCGGGTGCTACGGGTAATACAGGTGCTCAAGGCAATACCGGTGCTCAGGGTAATAAAGGTGCTCAAGGAGCTACGGGTAATACAGGTGCTCAAGGGGCTCAAGGTAATACGGGACATACAGGTGCTCAAGGAGCTACGGGTAATACCGGTGCTCAAGGAGCTCAAGGTAATATAGGACATACAGGAGCACAAGGAGCCACGGGTAACACGGGTGCACAAGGTAATATAGGAGCACAAGGTGCAGTAGGACCAACAGGGGCTACAGGACCGACCGGCTCCCAAGGTTCGACAGGTGCTCAAGGTGCTTTAGGACCACAAGGAAATACGGGACCACAAGGTGCTCAAGGACCACAAGGTGCTCAAGGTAATACCGGTGCTCAAGGAGCCACAGGTACCACGGGAGCATTTGGTAATGAAGGTGCTCAAGGTGCGGTAGGACCTCAAGGTAATACAGGACCACAAGGTGCTCAAGGTAATATAGGTGCTCAAGGTAATCTTGGACCCACAGGGAACACAGGACCAACAGGTTCTCAAGGTTCAACAGGAGCTCAAGGTCATACAGGTGCACAAGGTAATACAGGACCACAAGGTGCTCAAGGTAACACCGGTGCTCAAGGTAATCTTGGACCGACAGGAAACACAGGACCTACGGGTTCTCAAGGTAATACAGGAAGCCAAGGGTCAATTGGACCACAAGGACCTAAAGGTCCACAAGGAGCTCAAGGTTCAACGGGTGCTCAAGGTAATGTTGGACCACAAGGTGCCGTCGGACCACAAGGAGCTCAAGGTTCAACGGGTGCTCAAGGTAAAGTTGGACCACAAGGTGCCGTCGGACCACAAGGTTCTCAAGGTTCAACGGGTACTCAAGGTGCTATTGGACCACAAGGTGCTATTGGACCACAAGGAGCTAAAGGACCACAAGGTGCTCAAGGTAATACCGGAGCTCAAGGAGCAACGGGAAACACGGGTGCTCAAGGAGCTCAGGGTGGTACAGGGTCTATTGGACCTCAAGGAGCCACGGGTCCACAAGGTTCTCAAGGTTCAACGGGTGCTCAAGGACCAATAGGACCACAAGGAGCTACAGGACAAACAGGTGCATTTGGTAATGAAGGTGCTCAAGGGGCTGTTGGACCACAAGGAGCAACAGGACCTCAAGGTTCAACGGGTGCCCAAGGTAATACAGGTGCGATTGGACCACAAGGTTCTACAGGTGCTCAAGGTTCTCAAGGTGGTGCCGGTGCAACAGGAAATACAGGTGCACAAGGTGCTACAGGAAATACGGGTGCTCAAGGTAATGTTGGTGCTCAAGGTAATATAGGTCCGACAGGTGCTACAGGACCTGTAGGTTCACAAGGTAACGTAGGTGCTCAAGGACATACCGGTGCACAAGGTGCTACGGGTGGTGGAGGTTCCACAGGAGCTCAGGGTGCTACAGGTCATTCAGGAGCACAAGGTGCTACGGGTGGTGGAGGTTCCACAGGAGCTCAGGGTGCTACAGGTCACTCAGGTTCGCAAGGTGCAACAGGACCACAAGGTGCTCAAGGTAATACAGGTGCTACGGGTAATATAGGACCTCAAGGTAATACGGGTAATACCGGAGCCCAAGGTAATACTGGTGCTACGGGTAATCTTGGACCTCAAGGTTCCACAGGAGCTCAGGGTTCTCAAGGTGGTACAGGTTCTGTAGGTGCGGTTGGTCCTACAGGTGGTGGAGGTGCCACAGGTTCACAAGGTGCTCAAGGTGGTAAAGGACCGACAGGTAATACAGGTAATCTTGGACCTCAAGGTAGTACAGGAGCGACAGGTGCTCAAGGAGGTTTTGGACCAACAGGAGGACAAGGTGCACAAGGAGGTACAGGAATTAGTCCTGGTGCTCAAGGTGCAACAGGAGGACAAGGTGCTCAAGGTCCTGAGGGATTACCATCACAAGGTTCACAAGGTGCTCAAGGTGTTGCAGTTGCTGGTCCTACAGGTGCTCAAGGTACTCAGGGTGGTGTGGGTGTTCCTGGTGCTCAAGGAGCTCAAGGGGCTCAAGGACAAACAGGAGGTCAAGGTTTTCAAGGGGCTCAAGGTGCAACGGGTATAACAGGTCCTCAAGGTGCTCAAGGTGCCCAAGGTGATACAGGTCCACCATCAGGACCTACATGTTATAATTTGGGTATGCATGAGCTTTATATGGATTGTACTTTAACTAATCAGGTTGGTTCTTATACTGTTTATTCATCTACAATGAACCCACAATGTTTGTCTAATGATTCTGTATATGATAGGGGTGATTGTAATAGTTGTGACCCCTTCTTTGGAGGTGCATTTATGTCGTTTGGTGAGGCTCAAGTGAACCCTGAATGTATATTAATGTGTTGTGATGACTCATCAGATTTAAGACTTAAAAACGAAGTTATAACTTTAGAGGGTTCATTAACAAAATTGATGATGTTACAACCTGTTGAATTTGATTGGACCGAAGATACTCCTGAATACAATTATTATTTAGAAAATAACAAAACACACTCTTTAGGGTTTGTTGCTCAACAAGTTAGAGAACACATCCCTGAAGTAGTAAAAATGAGAGATAATGGATTTTATTATATCCTTTATCCCCAACTTAATGCATATTTAGTTGAAGGTATTAAAGAACATCAAAATAACATTGCATCTGTTGATGAAAGATTAACTATGTTAGAGGAATATATTGAGAATTACTAATGGCTAATGATATTATAATATACCCTTCAGGTAACACCTTTTCAGGTGGAGTACCTTTTATTATTTATGAGGATGCCACTGGTAATCAGTTGGTTCAAAAAGTTAATGCTAATGGTGATTTAACATTCTCATCATCCACGGATTCTTCTGTAGGTAGTATTGGTACTCAAGCAGTCACTTCTAATGGTTTTTCTGTTAATGACATAAGTAATGGTGAAGGTATTTATGCGTGGGATGGTAGTTCATCGTATGTTCAGATTATTAACTATCTTGGAGAATGGATAGGTTCACAAGCCAATATTAAAGGAGCTCAAGGAGCTCAAGGTACTCAAGGACCAACGGGTGCTCAAGGGGCTCAAGGAGGTCAAGGTCCTCAAGGGGCTCAAGGTACACAAGGTGGACAGGGAGCCCAAGGTACGCAAGGTGGACAGGGTGCCCAAGGGGCTAACACAGGGGCTCAAGGAGTTCAGGGTACACAAGGTGCTCAGGGTGCTCAGGGTGCGAACACAGGAGCTCAAGGTAATACAGGAGCTCAAGGTGCTCAAGGTGCTCAAGGAACTCAAGGTGCTCAAAGTTCAGTCCAAGGTGCCCAAGGAAAAACGGGTGCACAAGGTGCTCAAGGAACTCAAGGTGCTAATAGTACCACTCAAGGAGCTCAAGGTAATACAGGTGCTCAAGGTACTCAAGGAGCTCAAGGAGCTCAAGGTGCTAGCACGGGTGCTCAAGGTAACACAGGTGCTCAAGGAGCACAAGGTAGTCAGGGAACTGCAAGTAATGTAATCGGACCAACAGGTGCACAAGGTTCTCAAGGACCGATAGGTGCTCAAGGTGCTCAAGGTGCAAACACAGGAGCTCAAGGTGCCCAAGGTGCTCAAGGAGCACAAGGTACTCAGGGTGGTACGGATGATACTCCTGGTGCTCAAGGTGGACAAGGAGCTCAAGGTGGACAAGGGGCTCAAGGAGCACAAGGTGCTAGTACGGGTGCTCAAGGTGGACAAGGAGCTCAAGGACCTAAAGGTGCTCAAGGTGCTCAGGGTGCTAACACAGGTGCACAAGGTGCTCAAGGTGCTCAGGGACCAACAGGTTCTCAAGGAGCACAAGGTGCTAACACAGGTGCACAAGGTGCTCAGGGTGCCCAAGGTACTCAAGGTTCTGTGGGTGCTCAAAGTTCGGTTCAAGGTGACCAAGGAGCTACAGGCAAACAAGGTGCTCAAGGTGCTCAAGGTGCTCAAGGTGGTGTTACAGGTGCTCAAGGTAGTACGGGTGCACAAGGAGCTCAAGGATTTCAAGGAGCTCAAGGTGCTAATACAGGTGCTCAAGGAGCCGTCGGAAAACAAGGTGCTCAAGGAGCTCAAGGTGCTCAAGGTGGTGTTACGGGAGCTCAAGGAAAAACAGGTGCTCAAGGTGCTCAAGGAGCTCAAGGTGCTCAAAGTTCTGTTCAGGGTGCTCAAGGAGCTACGGGTAATACAGGTGCTCAAGGTGCTCAAGGAGCTCAAGGTGCTTCTCAAGGTGCCCAAGGTAATACAGGAGCTCAAGGAGCTCAAGGTGCTCAAGGTGCTCAAAGTTCTGTACAGGGTGCACAAGGTGCTACAGGTAATACCGGTGCCCAAGGTAATATAGGTGCTCAAGGAGGAACCGCAGGAGCTACGGGAGTTACAGGTGCTCAAGGAGGACAAGGTGCTCAAGGGGCTCAAGGTGGAGTCACAGGTGCTCAAGGTGCAACAGGTAATACAGGTGCTCAAGGGGCTCAAGGAGCTCAAGGTGGAACCACGGGAGCACAAGGTGCGACGGGTAATACAGGTGCTCAAGGTAGTACAGGTGCTCAAGGTGGAACTACGGGAGCTCAAGGAGCGACAGGTGCTCAAGGTGGTCAAGGGGCACAAGGTGCTCAAGGTGCTAATACGGGAGCCCAAGGGGCTCAAGGAGCTCAAGGTACTCAAGGTAGCACAGGTGCTCAAGGTGGTAATACAGGTGCTCAAGGAGCGACAGGTAATACAGGGGCTCAAGGTACTCAGGGTCCTCAAGGAGCAATTACAGGTGCTCAAGGTGCTGTTGGTAAACAAGGTGCTCAAGGAGCACAAGGTGCTCAAGGTGGAGTTACGGGTGCTCAAGGAAAAACAGGTGCTCAGGGTTCACAAGGAAATACTGGTGCTCAAAGTAGTGTCACGGGTGCTCAGGGTTCACAAGGTGGTGGTGGTTCAACAGGTGCTCAAGGTGCCCAAGGAGCTAATACAGGGGCTCAGGGTGGACAAGGGGCTCAGGGTGGACAAGGAGCTCAAGGTGCTCAAAGTTCGGTCCAAGGTGACCAAGGAGCTACGGGTAAACAAGGTGCTCAAGGAGCCCAAGGTGCTCAAGGAGCTAGTACCGGTGCTCAAGGTAATACAGGTGCCCAAGGTGCACAAGGTTCACAAGGAGCTCAAGGTGCTAGTACCGGTGCACAAGGTAACACAGGTGCCCAAGGGGCTCAGGGTTCACAAGGGGCTCAAGGTGCTAGTACAGGTGCACAAGGAGGTCAAGGTTCCCAAGGAGGACAAGGTGCTCAAGGAGCTCAAAGTTCTGTACAAGGTGCACAAGGAGGTCAAGGTTCTCAAGGAGGTCAAGGAGCTCAAGGTGCTCAAAGTAGTGTCACCGGTGCTCAAGGTTCACAAGGTGGTGGAGGTTCAACAGGAGCTCAAGGTGCTCAAGGTTCTACTCAAGGTGCAACAGGTGCTCAAGGTAATACAGGAGCTCAGGGAGCTAATAGCACAACTCAAGGAGCCCAAGGTGCTCAAAGTTCGGTACAAGGGGCTCAAGGAGCCCAAGGAACTCAAGGTGCTGCGTCATCCACACAAGGTGCTCAAGGAGCCGCGGGAAATACAGGAGTTGCAGGAAACCAAGGGGCTCAAGGAACTACAGGTGTTCTTGGTGCCACAGGTCCTCCAACACCAGGTGCTCAAGGTGCTCAAGGTCCAAAAGGGCCGGCAGGTGCACAAGGTTCTCAAGGTGCCACTGGTACAAAAGGACCGAGTGGTAACGGAGCTCAAGGAGCCGAGGGTTCTCAAGGCCAAAGAGGACCGCAAGGAGGTACAGGTGCTCAAGGTGGTAAAGGACCACAGGGTACTCAAGGTGCTAAAGGTGCTCAAGGACCACCATCAGATGCCAGATATAAAACAAACATTAAACCTCTTACAGACGTTAGACAAAACATTGTTAGCATGAGAGGTGTTAAATTTGATTGGGTTGAGGACATTCCTCAATTGTCAGATTATTTACCAGAACACAAATACCTAATTACAGGTGTAAACCTTGGATTTATTGCTCAAGAAATTGAAGAAAAATATCCAGATTTAGTTTGGACAGATAAATATGGTTATAAGAATTTACAATATGAGCTATTGGTTTCGGTTGGCATATCGGCATTAATTGAAAACCAAAAAAGAGTTGAAGTATTGAATAATTTTCTTAAAGATTTAAGTATAAAAATAGGTGGCTAAGGATATCGTTATATTACCAGGTAGTGCAACTGTTGAGTTGTATGATACAAATAATACTAAGGCAACTTGGGTTTACTCCAGTGCTGTACTTGATTGGAAAGTTAGTACTACTGTTTATTTTAAAGTTATTAATACCTCACCTAAATTTAGGTTATTTTTTAACAATCTTTATGTTTTTAGTACTATTGCAACAACTGCAGGTACTGTAGTTAATAATGCTCTTTGGGCTGGCACAACAAATACCGGACCAACAGGTGCTCAGGGTGCTGCGGGTGCTCAGGGAACTCAAGGAGGTCAAGGAAAACAAGGTGATTTTGGGTCTACAGGTCCACAAGGTTCGGTTGGTTCACAAGGTGCAACAGGTAATGTTGGTTCTCAAGGAGGACAAGGTGCCCAAGGTGGAAAAGGACCTCAAGGTTCACAAGGTACTCAGGGAGGGCAGGGTTCTCAAGGGACTCAAGGTTCACAAGGTGCTGTTGGTGGTGTAGGTTCACAAGGTGCTCAGGGAGGACAGGGTTCTCAAGGAGGACAAGGAGCTCAAGGTACTCAGGGAGGACAGGGTTCTCAAGGAGGACAAGGAGCTCAGGGTGTTCAAGGTTCTCAGGGTAATACAGGTTCACAAGGTTCTCAAGGAGGACAAGGTTCTCAAGGAGGACAAGGTTCTCAGGGTAATACAGGTGCTCAAGGTGCGGTAGGCGCTGATGGTGTTCAAGGTTCACAGGGTGCTGTTGGACCTGTAGGTTCTCAAGGTACTCAAGGAGGTCAAGGTTTTCAAGGAGGACAAGGAAGTCAAGGTAATGTAGGTCCTCAAGGTGCTAAAGGTGCTCAGGGTGTTCAAGGTCCTATTGGTGCTCAAGGTAATACAGGTTCACAAGGTTCTCAAGGAGGACAAGGTTCGCAAGGTGCCGTTGGTTCACAAGGAGCGACAGGTAATCAAGGTGCTCAAGGGGGACAAGGTTCTCAAGGTGCCGTTGGTTCACAAGGAGCAACAGGTAATCAAGGTGCTCAAGGGGGGCAAGGTTCGCAAGGTGCCGTTGGTTCGCAAGGTGCCGTTGGTGCTCAAGGTTCTCAGGGAGGAAAAGGTGCTCAAGGTTCGCAAGGAGTACAAGGTTCCCAAGGAGCGGTTGGAGCTCAAGGAGGACAGGGTACTCAAGGAGGACAAGGTTCACAAGGTAGTCCCGGTTCAGTTGGGGCTCAAGGAGGTCAAGGTGCTCAAGGTTCACAAGGAGGTCAAGGTTCCCAAGGAGCAGTTGGGGCTCAAGGAGGACAGGGAGCTCAAGGAGGACAGGGTACTCAAGGTAATACAGGTTCACAAGGAGCTCAAGGTGGTCAAGGTGTTCAGGGAACTCAGGGAGGACAAGGTGCTCAAGGAGCAACAGGTTCTCAAGGAGGACAAGGTGCACAAGGAACTCAAGGTACTCAAGGTAATACAGGTTCACAAGGAGCTCAAGGGGGTCAAGGAGTTCAAGGTTCACAAGGAGGACAGGGTGCTCAGGGTGCTCAAGGGGCTCAAGGAGGTCAAGGAGTACAGGGAGCTCAAGGTTCCCAAGGTAACACAGGTTCACAAGGTTCACAAGGAGGACAAGGTGCTCAGGGTACCCAAGGAGGACAAGGTGCTCAAGGAGCTACAGGTTCACAAGGAGGGCAAGGCGCTCAGGGTACTCAAGGAGGACAAGGTGCTCAGGGAGGACAAGGTGCTCAGGGAGGACAAGGTACTCAAGGAGGACAAGGTTCGCAAGGAGCGGTTGGTTCACAAGGCTCACAAGGAGGACAAGGTTCTCAAGGAGCTGTCGGTTCGCAAGGAGCTACTGGTAATCAAGGGGCTCAAGGAGGACAAGGTTTCCAAGGTGCTCAGGGTGGTCAGGGTGCTCAAGGTTCGTTAGGTGCTGTTGGTAGCCAGGGTGCTCAAGGTTCACAAGGTACTCAAGGAGGACAAGGTGCTCAGGGTTCTCAAGGAGGTCAAGGAGCTCAAGGAGGACAAGGTTCACAAGGTGGTGCGGGGGCACAAGGTTCACAAGGAGGACAAGGTTCTCAGGGTGGTGGTGGTTCCACAGGTGCTCAAGGTTCACAAGGTTCACAAGGAGGACAAGGTTCGCAAGGTGGTACTGGTGGTGGAGGTGCCACAGGTTCACAAGGTTCTCAAGGTGGTAAAGGAGCTCAAGGTTCTCAAGGAGGTCAAGGAGCTCAAGGTTCTCAAGGGTCTACAGGAGGTCAGGGTTCACAAGGAGGACAAGGTTCACAAGGAGGTAAAGGTGCCACAGGTCCGACAGGAGGACAAGGTTCTCAGGGAGGACAAGGTTCTCAAGGAGGTAAAGGTGCCACAGGTCCGACAGGAGGTCAAGGTGCACAAGGTGGTACTGGTGGTGGAGGTGCCACAGGTTCACAAGGTTCTCAAGGAGGACAAGGTTCACAAGGTGGCGGTGGAGGTAAAGGTGCCACAGGTTCGCAAGGTTCTCAGGGAGGACAAGGTTCTCAGGGTGGTGGTGGTTCCACAGGTGCTCAAGGTTCACAAGGTTCACAAGGAGGACAAGGTTCGCAAGGTGGTACTGGTGGTGGAGGTGCCACAGGTTCACAAGGAGGACAAGGTGCTCAGGGTACACAAGGGGGACAAGGTTCTCAGGGTGGAGGTGGCTCAACAGGTGCTGCGGGTGGCCAAGGTTCACAAGGACCACAAGGTGCTCAAGGACCACAAGGAGGACAAGGAGCTCAAGGTGCTGTTGGTTCGCAAGGTGCTCAAGGTTTCCCTTCTGAAGGAGCTGGTGCTCAAGGAGCTCAAGGTGCTCCAAATCCGACTACAGGTTCACAAGGTGCTCAAGGTTCTCAAGGACCTGGTGCTGGAGGCGCTCAAGGTGCTACAGGGGCTCAAGGAAAGGCGGGCAGTGGTTTTGGCGCTCAAGGTGCTACAGGGGCTACAGGTTCTGCAGGACCACAAGGTGCTCAAGGTGCTACAGGACCTAAAGGACCATCTGATATTAGATTAAAGACAAATATCGAACCTATTGAATCTGCACTTGAAAGTTTAATTAAAATTCGTGGTGTTGAATTCTATTATAATTGGGATGATAAAGAAAAACTTGGACACAAAAACATTGGTTTCATTGCTCAAGAAGTTTTACCATATTTCCCTGAACTTGTATTCGGTAGTGAAGAGACCAACTACACCATGAAGTACAAAGAGATGATTGCCGTGTGTATTGAGGCTTTGAAAGAGCAAGAAGTCATTATCAATTCAATTGAAGACAGAGCTCAAAAACTTGTAGTAAAGGCGAAAGAAAAAAGATTACTTTAAGAAATGTAATCGTTGTAAAGAGAATTGATATTTTGTTTGGTTTCAGTCCAATCTGCATATTCAGGTACTCTAACTCTTAAACACTCATGTGTATCATCAATTATATTAATAATATTACCCCAATACTCCAAGGTTCTATCTTTATATCTAAGATTATCTTCAAGATAATCTTTTACAATTGACTCTAAATCTATAAAAGGTATTTGAAATTTTTGGGTAAATTTATTTTTATCATAAGGGGAAGGTGTTTGAGTCCATTCACCATTACCTTCAAATATAGAATCAAGTTCACTCCAAATAGATTCGTAGAGTTCATCTTCATATGCCACATTATAGGCACTCCAGTATAAACTCACCAACTCACTTTCTAAATCATCGGGTAAGATTTCTTTAATAGATTTTTTATCATTGATTATTCTACTTAATGTTTCAGTGTCTAAAGATACATACTCATCATGACCTTGAGACGATGCAATTTCTTTTAGTAAATCTGTTGATGGTAAGATTTCTTCATCTTTCAATTCCTCTAATAATCTTTCAATTAAAGTTTGTTTGTTTTGGTCGTTTAAATCATCAATTACGTTGTCATAGACATCTATTCCTGAATCCCAATAATCAGAACTATCATATTCACCTGACAATATAGATTCTATTGTGTTACGACCAATATCTCTATCATCACAATAAAGTTTGGATAAATCCCCTCTATCAGATGTTATAAAATACCATTTACCATCAATGTATGTTACATCGGATAATTTATCTTCAATAAGTTTACGGAAAATTTCTGGTTTGTTATTAGAAACCCACAGAATGTAATCGTTTTCATAATCGTTATGATTATAATCATCGGCAATTATCTCTTCAAATTTACCTTTTTTATTAACATAATTAAAAAATGTGTTGACATCCCCATTAAATGCGGTTTCTAAAAGGTCATAATCACCTTCATTAAAATCTTGAATTACTAAGTCAATAAACGCCATATTTTCATAAATATAAAAAAAGGGTAGATTTCTCTACCCTTCACTAAAAAACATCTCAGATTAGTTTATTTCTTTACGTAATACTTTTCTACTGTTCTTTTAATGGCATCTTTGATGTTTTCATTAACAGGTTGAGCCTGGGGTTTAACCACTGGCGCTTGAATCTGATTTGTGTTAGTGTTGTTTTTGTTTTTACAGCCGCATCCACCCATAATTTGTTAGTTTTAAATTTAGTTTATTATTTTGAATTTATGTTTATAACAAGTTTTTCTTATGGAACCGTTGTAACCATTATTAACTTTTTTCTCTCTTAATGAGTTTGAGATTTTCATTCTAACATTTCTTGGACTACCATTGGTAAATCCATTCATTATTAAATAGTTTGCGCCATCAACTAATGATTCAAAAATAAATGACTCGTTAGTTTCAATATTTGTTAATGAATATTTATCAAAATTTCCGTTTTTTTCTAAATTATATTTTGATAATTTAATTTTAACTTCATCATTGTAGGTATTTCGTCTAAACTCATTTACGATAGCTAAATTGTAACCAAAACGACTATCGTTTGAATTATAATAATTAATATAATAATTTTCTTTATCAATCAATTTAAAAGACTCACAATACTCAATAACTTCAAATTTAAAACTATCTTTACCGTGTTTAGTATATGACTTTTGAATGTAAGAATTATCATGTAAACCTTTATCCAACATCCAAAAATGTTTGTACTCCCTTTTAGATAAATTCAAACTACTACCAATATAAACTTTATTGGTTACTACATTAGTTATTTTATAGATACCACAATTCACGAGTTTATCTAAATTAAAGGTTTATTGACTATAAATATAGACATCTCCGAATATTTATCAATTGTAATGAGTTCAGAAGTAAATAATATCAGTGCGGAATTAAGAAGAGACAAGGACCTTTGGAAATTGGGACCTGATTGTCCTAAAGAAGGGTTAATGGCGCACGCTTTATTTGACCATTTGGTCTATAGTAATGAGATAAATGCGTTGGATGAACAAGGTAAAGAAAGAAAAAGACAACTTGAGTTAAGAAAAAGTCAAATTGAAGATGAAATGCAAAATGACACCCAAGGGTTAAAGACTAGTTTACAACAACAGTTAGAACAAATTGATGAAGAGTTATCTGAGTTTAATGATTATTATGATGTGTATGATATCATCCCAAAAAATGAAGAATTCTATAGTAATATGGAAATTTTTGAAACTTCATGGGATAATAGCCAATATGCTATAGGTAATGAAAAAGAAGTGAAGTGGTCTGCTGAGGAATACGCAAAAGAAATGATTGAGAGTGAAGGTATAAATTTTTTCTCAAACAATTTTCTTGAAAATTATATTGATGATGATAGTGTTCAAAGATATGCTGAGGACATGTATAATGACTTGATTTACCAAGACCCTGAAAGTTGGTTGGACAAGTCACAAAGAGAAACTTCATATGTTCAAGATAATGAAATAAAGTATTTGAATTATCAGATTGAAAAAGTTAGGGGTGAGATTGTTAATTTACAACAATTAATGGAAAAATCGCCAAGAGAATTACGTGGGGTATTTGAAAATAAAATATCCCAATTGGAAAATAATGCCATCTATGAGTTTGAGCAAAAGATAGAAGAAATAGAAGAAAGTCCCGAAGGTGATTTTCCTGATGATTTAATTAATCAAGTGATTGATGGGAGGGTAAGTGATGCTATGGACGATACTTTAAGTTTTATTAGGGAATGGGATTTAGGACTTTCATACTTTATTTATGAAGATGATTTGATTGAAGGGTGGATTGATAGTGATGGTTATGAGATAATGTCTCTTTATGATGGTAAAGTTGATGAACAAAAAGTAGAGGGTGTTTATTATTTTATCATAAGAGTTGAATAAATAAAATGGTGTTTTATTCTTATGTAAATGGCGAGGAAGAAAAAATCATTTAAATTAAATCCTGATTGGATGCTCTCGCAACCAATAGATTTTGAATATAACAAATATACCTTACTTAATTACATTCAAAAATGTGAGGAAAATTTTGACGAGTTTAAAATTTATCCTGATTTTGTTGAGTTGGCACTTCACTTAGCAAATGTTCAATCTTTAGTTAAAGAAAAAAGATTACTACAAACAAAAAAGAAATTTGAATCTTGTGATGATGAGATTCTTTTGAAAGAACTTCAACCACTTAAGTTACCCGAACTACAAGACAGTGATTTTGGTGAGTTAGAAAAGACATTGGTTTTTTCTGGTAACAGATTGATGGACACCTTTAATATTGGGAAGTCCATTTGGTCCATAGTATATGAATCAACAACCATCAATCTAAAGAAAAACAAAGACAACATGGGGGTTGGTCACGGATACATCTATTATCCCAACAAAAGTAAGAAACAAGTATTTTTGTGGGAGTATTCAATCAGAAAGATGAAAAGAACCAAATCAGACGCCAAGATTTATTTTGATATGGTATGGAGTGGTGACCCTCAAGGTCAACGAGTTACCACGTTAGTTAAAGATGCAACATCGTGGAAGGACTTGGTGGATTTCACCAAGTTACCGATATTTGAGGTAAATACCAATGAGAATTTTCCATTTGAACAGACTTTGGTTCCGATGTTAAAGAGAAAACTATTGGCGTATATCCTTCAAAGTGTTCCAAAAGAAGATTGGGAATCGTTTGACAGTTTAAAAATTATTTCCTAATTTTGTTTCATGGGATTCACAAAACGATTCGTAGACCAAAAGAAAGTGAAAGTTCATTTGGAAAATTCCGATTTGAAGACTTTGTTCTCTCCGAGGGTTGATGCTTTTATTTTTATGGATACCTTATCATCTGATGTTTTTAATCTATTTCAACAGGGTCATGATGAAACCCAAATCTTTTACACACTTAAAAAACAAAACCAAAATTTATTTCTATGAAATGTATTAAAACAACAAAACAATTCGGAAGGTATGCTCTCGGTCATATGCTTCGTGTATCTGACAAAGATGCTGACCAAAGAGTGTCCACAGGTTATTGGACCTTCATTCCAAAATCAGAGTTCAAGGGGTCTACCGGTGAAAAGGAAGTAATTCACGAAGAAGACACCAAGAAAAAGAAATCAAAAGAAGTAGAGAAGAAATCTTATGGAAGGAAAAAAACTAAATAGTTTACTCTCTAAACTACGTCAACCTCTACACATCTCCTACATTTCAAAATACATTTTGAAGGAAGATTTAGAGACAACACAAAAAGAATTGGATGACCTTGTTGAAGAAGGTTTGATAATAGAATCTCCATTGTCGTCAAAATATTATGTCGTTCAAACTGTACAAAATCAGAGCTAAGATTGCTCGTGAGACACATTTGAAATTTGGGGAAAAATACCTATATTCATATGTGAATGGTGAAAAGAATGGTTGGATGTCAATACTTGGATTTAAAGTAGGTTGGACAAAAGAACCTCTTTTTTCGGTTAGACATGGTTATACTAAATCAATTAAAATTAAAGATTATTATTTTACACTAAAATGAGTAATGAAATGGTAAATCACCCAGCTCATTATGGCGGTGAGGATAATGTGTATGAAGTTATCAAAGTAATTGAGGCGTGGGAACTTGACTTCCATCTTGGGAATACGGTGAAGTATATCTCAAGGGCTGGTAAGAAAGGTAGTGATAAAGAATTACAAGACTTAAAAAAGGCTCTTTGGTATCTTCAAAGAAAGATTGATAACATAGAAAATGCTGGTTGAGGCAAGATATAATTCAAACCACAAAAACGGAGACAGACCATGGAAAGTGTTTATTGATAAACAACTCTTAAAAGTTGATTCAATAGAATTTCTGTGTCAGATAAACTCTTCTATTGGGTATAGGGATGATGGTAGAGAAACAGGTCATATTACTTGTGATGCTAAAAAAATTACCCTTGAAGATTATTGTTTGGTTATTGAATAATGAAATATAAATTAGCAGCAAGAGGTTCAATTTTAGATGGTTGGGTAATACAATCCGAGGATAAAAAACTTTCCATCAACTGTGTTGAATTTGAAGTGTCGGTTAAAACAAAAACTTTTATTGATAATAATCAAGCTTGGTTGGAATTTGAAACAGAAAATCCTATTATTGTTAGGGGACATAAGGTAACAATATATTAAAATGACAGAAAATTATTTAGGAAAAATAGTAAACGGAGATTGTATTGAAGTGATGAAGACCATGGAAGAAGGGTCTGTAGATTTGATTGTAACATCACCACCATATGGTGTTGGGATTGATTATGATGTTCACGATGACGATATGGTTTGGGAAGAATATTCAAAATTCACACAGTCGTGGATGGAACAAGCATACCGTGTGTTGAAAGATGACGGTAGGATTGCTTTAAATATCCCGTATGAGATTAACCGACAAGCCAAGGGCGGAAGAATCTTCATGTTAAGTGAGATATGGCAAATTATGAAACAGATTGGTTACAAGTTCTTCGGAGTTGTGGACCTTGAAGAGGAATCACCACACAGAAGTCGTACCACAGCGTGGGGGTCATGGATGAGTCCCTCGGCACCTTACATCTATAATCCAAAGGAGTGTGTTATCTTGGCATACAAGAAGAAACATATTAAGATTGTTAAAGGACAACCTGAATGGGTTGGTGAGATGGGTGAGGTTGAAGGTAAAGACGGTAACATGAGAGCCAAGATGATGTATACCGAACAACAGAAACGTGAGTTTATTGATTTGGTATTTGGACAGTGGAATTATTTTGCCGATACTCGTTCATTGACAAAGGCGACCTTCTCAATGGACATCCCAACCAAGGCAATTAAGATTCTCACATATAAGAATGATATTGTCCTTGACCCGTTTGCTGGTTCAGGTACAACTATGGTTGCGGCAGAAACTTTAGACCGTCGTTGGATTGGTATTGAAATCAGTTCTAACTACGCTAAAGTGGCAAAAGAAAGGGTTGGATTCTTTGTTCAACAAAAAAGACAACAGGTTTTAGAATTTCCTGAAAAATCCTAAATAATATAAATGTCTTGTTTTTTAACAAAAAAACTGGACATTTTAATCTTTCGTATATCTAAAATTACAAATTGGTTTTCCGTTCACCAATGGTAAACCATGTTGGTCAAGGGTGATAGTTTTTACTATCACCTTTTTATTTTTAAATCTACCCATCAAAATTGTGTCACCAACCTTTATATTAAGTTGTATCATAGTATTTATAATTAGTGTTTATATTCAAAAAATGGGTGAAATAGTATTAACGGAAATACAACTTAACAATCTAAAACAGAGACTAACTGAAGAGAAGTGGTACAATAATGTTTTGGATATTTTGGGTATTGTTGACCCGACAGGAATTACTGACTTTGTAAATGCCATTTCTTATTATAGACAGGGTGATACCCTATTTGCGTTTTTGTCTTTAATATCTGCAGTACCATATATTGGTGATGCGGTTGGTAAAACTGCTATGGGAACTATGAAAGCCGGAAGTCAAGGGACTAAGTACCTTAGAAATGCTGAAAAAGCCATTAATGCTGGTAATACTGAATTGGCTCTTAAGAATCTTAAGATGTTAGAAAAAGTTGAAGGACCTGCAAACAAATTATTTAAAACCGCTCAGAATTGGACTTCAAGAGTTGACACAGTAATTGATAAAATTCCGAATATGGGAGGATTATTATCAGGATTTAAAAAAGCTCTTCAGAGTTGGTCAAACTTATTTAGTAGTGCGTCAAAAAGGTCCATGGGTGTTAGACGTTTAATGGTAAACAAAACACCTCAAGAACAAATGAAATTGGTTCAAGGTTTAGAATCTGCTTTGAAAAGAGAAAAGTTTATGGACCCGGCAATATTAGGTAAACCAAACATCCTTCAAAGATTCCTTTATGGTGGTGGTCTTGGGTTTGGTAGATTCTCTGACCTGTTTGGGAAAAGTTCTCTAAGAACAAGAGTACTAATGGGTCAAACAAAATTCTATCTCGGATTTTTGGATTTTTTAGGTCTTGGTAATTTTGTTGGACCTGAAGAACTTTCAGGTATGATGAGTAAGGAACAGATGTTAGCTGCGATGAAACAGTATGAATCAACTCCTGAAGGTCAAGAAGCATTAAAAACTGAGTTGGGTGGAACTACAACAACTCAAGTATCACCACAGAGTTTAGCTGCTACGGGTGAAAAAATATCCATGTCGCCGATTACGTCAGCATTAACAAGATTAATGAGTCCAGTATAATGAAAGAAGAATATATTTTAAAATTAGTCCAAGTTCAAAATCAATTTAGATTTTTACATTGGCAAACTACGTTTGATGCTAAACATAAAGCATACGGAGACATTTACGAAGGTTTAGGTGTTTTGATTGATGACTTTGTTGAAGCCATGATGGGAAAATATGGGAGACCTGAGTTTCCTGCAGAATTTTCAATAATGTTTCAAGATATAAATAAATTATCTATGCAAAATTTTATTGATGGAATATGTGAGTTTTTGTTTTCAATGACTGAAGGTCTGAACTCAAAATTTGATACTGATTTATTAAATCTTAGAGATGAGATGTTAAGATTAGTTAACAAATTAAAATATTTATTAACTCTTAAATATTAATATGAAAAAGTTTGTAATAACAGAGGAAGAAAAGAGTAGAATTCTTGGCATGCACATTGAAGCAACCTCAAGACAATATTTGAAAGAAGATTTCAATAATGGTATGACCACTATTGAACGATACAATTACAATTGTGGAATCCAATGTTTTTTAAATAAAAAAGGTGTTAGGGATGATGCCGGTCAACCGTTGAAAATTGACGGTTCAATCGGTAACTACCCAAAATCAAAAAGTGCTCAGGCAATTGTCAAATACCAGTCAATGATTGATGTTTATCCTGCTGATGGTGTGTGGGGTGAAGACACTATGGATGCGATGCCTGACAAGGATAAAGTAATATTCAAACAGTGTATTTCTGATTACGGTGATTTATTTGATAAAATTGCACATTATTTTGGTTGGGATTGATGAAAAAAATTATTAAAGAATCGGGTTTACGTGATATTAATGCTTTGGCAAAAAGGTACCCAAAGGCTAAAATATATTTTCACCAAGATTTAGATGGTGTTACCACAGCAATTGCTATGAAGAAATACCTTGAGGATAATGGTATTGATGTTGTAGATTCTGAGGTTATCCAATATGGTGAAAAAGAGTTTGCAGTAAAGAAACCTGATGCTAGTGGTGATGTAATGCCCGTGTTAGTAGATTTTGCTCACGGTAAACCGATGTTTGTTATTCATACAGACCACCACGATACTCAAGTAGGTGCTGAAAAAGATGCTTCAAAATCATTTAGACAAGCCCGTTCAAATGTTGAGACTATATCTCAAATAATTTCACCAAAAGAATTGTTCCCAAGTTCAGACATTCTGTTGATTTCTACTGTTGACTCTGCTGATTTTGCAAAATATGACTTAACAACAAAAGAAGTTGTTAACTTTTTATTTAGATTAGACAAGGAAAAAGGTTTGGCGAGAAACAAAATGTTGTTAGGGTTAGTGACTAACAAATTACTCTTGGCGTTTAAAAACAAAAAAGGTTTCTTAGAGAGTTTAGTGATGGACTCTGAGCCGTCACTTTATTCAATTCTTAATAACATAAAGACTTGGATGAGTGTGAACACTCGCGAGACACCTGAAAGACTCCAAAGAAATTCCAAAGACTATATGGACTCAATGGCAAATCACCGAAATGTGAAAGTTGAAGATGGAATCATTCTTCAATATGGTATGGGAACTTTGAAAGGTACTGGTTCTTACGACAGATATACTCCTTTTAGAAACAATCCTGAGGCGGACTTTTTGATTATCATGTGGCCTTTGGGTTTGGTACAAGCATCTTGTAATCCATTCAAAAAAGATAGAGAGCTCAAAGGTGTAAATCTTGGAGAAGTTAAAGACGAGGTTTTGAATAAGTGGAAAGCACAACTTCAAGATAGAACAATTCCATTATCAACAATCAAATACATTGCAGAATCAGGTATGGGTACAGAATCAGTTGGATTCACATTCAAAGATTTTGATGCCATTTATGGTGGTAAGATTATGATGATGGATAATGGAGAACAAATATTAGATAGTTTAAAAACAATCATTGACAAACCATTCTCAGAGTTAAGTGAACCTGAAATGAAATTGTTGGATAAGATTGGTGTAAATGCTTGGGATTTGATTCAAGCCAATTCAGGTGGACACAAATGTATTACCAATATTTCGGGACTTAATTATTTGGGTAGAGCACAAAGACCACCATCAGGACCATATAGATATGACCCTGAAAGAGATGACGCACCATACATCAAATTTGTTAAGATGATTGGACAAGAGTTCTTTAAAGTCTTAAAGGAAAAAATTCAGGAAAGTAAAAAGGAAAATTAATCAACGAGAAACTTAACAGAATCTCCTTTTTTAATATTAAAACTTTTACAAGTACCACCTTCAATTTCCAATATAATATAACCTCTACCACAGTAACTCTCACAGTCTTCATCAACACATGGTGGACAATTGTGGTGAACCTTTGATATGATTTGGTCGTCAATGTAGATAATATCTAAAGGTATTATACAATTTTTCATCCAAAAACAATTAGTATGGTCGGTCATCAGAAACAACATACCGTTAAAATATTCGTTAAAAGTTTTGTTCATCATACCCTCAGCACGTTTACGGTAATCGTCCATAACCTTTACATTAAAGGTGTTATCGTCTATTTTAACTTTCATGATTATTTATAAATATGGAAAATTATAAAAGGTTGAGTGGTGTGGTCGTTAAAGTTAACGGTGAATGTTTGTTGTGCAAAAGAAACGGCAAGTCATCTTACCCTAATATGTGGTCAATTCCTTCAGGACACATTGAAAAAGATGAATCAACTAAAGAAGCTGCATATAGAGAGTTTTACGAAGAGACCGATATTAACATAGATAACTATGATTTAGATTTTGTGGGTATACTACCAAAAAAGAAAAAGACAGACGGTAGTATAAAAGGTATGATGTATGTTTATTTGTTGAATACTCACGAGTATATGTACCCTAACCTTGAAACTGCTCAAGATGGACATGAACATACTGAATGTGGGTATTTTGGATTGGACAAAGTCAATAATATGGATACAGGAGTGTATTTAAAAACAATTTTACAAAATATTTTTGAAAAAGATTGAACTTTTCAATAGTATAACTATATTTATAATCTCCACCGAAAGGTAGAGACACCCCACAAAAAAGTTTCACTTAGCCCCTTTGACAATTTGAAAAAATTGTTTTATCTTTGTGAGACACTCGGAAGAAGAGGAGTTAAATCCTCGGTTCACAATCCCACAACGAGTGTTTGAGAAAACATAGAAAGTTGTGGGATTTTTTATCGGATGTTGTTTAGCTCTTTAAAAATTTGATTACACCCGCTGGTACAACCAGCGCATGACGTGGATAGGTGACCGTGGGGAAGTGGGATTGTAATCATTAAAATATATTGTGAGGTATTTTTTTGGTTGTGTGGTGGTTTTTCGGTATATTTGTGATATTTATAATATATGAACAGATACCAAAAAGCCGCTGAAATCGGAAATAAAAAAAGAAGAGAAAAATCATTAGAAGATTATTATCAATCACCAAATATATGTAAATCTTGTGGTGAGGTAATAAGGGTTAATGATAACCAAAAAGTTTCTGAAGTAAGAAAAAAATATTTTTGTAATAGTTCTTGTTCTGCTAAGTTTAATAATTTAGAAAGAGAGAAAAAACAAAAAGAAGAAAAAAAAGAGATTGTAAGACCCGAAAGATTTAGTTTCTTTAATGGAATTACAAAAAAAAAGTTTTTTGAAAAGAAAGGGATTTATTATAAGTTTAGAGCCGAAATTAGAAAACATGCGCAATATGTGTATGAAAAAAATAAAGGAGATAAAACTTGTAAAGTTTGTGGTTATGATAAACACATTCAAGTTTGTCATATAAAATCTGTATCTTCGTTCAGTGATGAATCCTTGATAACAGAAATAAACTCAAAAGATAATTTAGTAGGACTTTGTCCGAACCATCATTGGGAGTTTGACCACGGATATTTAAAGTTATAAAATGGCGGGCGGGGGGCAAGGTGTTCCATGGGTCTCATAAGCCCACATAGCTTGGTTCGATTCCAAGGCATCGCAACTAAGAATGGGTTGACTACGGTCATAAAATCGAGGTTCCCTATTTTTTTAAAAAAAGATTTGACGAATTGAAAAGTTCTTTTTATATTTGTAGTGTTAAATAACAGATATGAAAATAAATTTCACATACAATATTCGGATTGAGAACGAGAAGTTCGGAACCCTCTTGAATGAAACTTTTGTTGATGGTGTTCAGTTTAAGTTATTTTTGAAAATGGTTCACGGTTGTTTGGAACTCAAAGGAGATTTAGATTTCTTCAATGGTACCGACTTCTTGGTTCACATTCCTTACAAGTATTTGGTTGACTCTATTGTTTTGACTTCCTTGGTTACACCAACAGTTGGTGAACTTAGTTTGTCAGAACATATGAAATCTAAGGTGGAAGCTTTAGTTACCAAATAATTTCCTGACATAATGTCAGGTGGTGGAGTGATTGACTGTCATTCGGTCAGTCCCAAAAGAAAAGGTCAGTTTCGGCTGACCTTTTTTATTTTTTTACTCTATCAGATAATCCTATTGGGATTCCCATATATGAACTGATTTGTTTTGTAAGAAATGATATCCATTCATTTAATGCATCGGAGTAGTCGTACGGGTTTTCATCCCATAAAAAATCTAATAAACCATCAATATCAAAATGTTTTATCTCTTCTTCCCCATCGTCATTTATATGTGAGTAGATTATATTTGAATTTGGTATGTCCCAATTTTCTATTATGGCTGTTACATATCTTTCATCATTAATTTCTTCAACATAAACGGATGAATTTGTAAAATCCAACTCAACGTATGACCCAGGTTCTAAACTATCAATATTAAACCTAAATGGTCCGTCTTTAGTTAATTTTTTGATTGACTTATTTAATAATGTTTTGGTACCTTCTTCACCTAAAGACTCGTTCATAGACATGAGAAATTCTGATTGAGTCATGTCAAACATCTCCAAATATAAATTCATATTTGGGTTAGGGTATCCACCGCGGGATTTTAAAAATTTTACTATGCCGTTAAAATCCATAAGTATTTTTTTTCAATTTCGGCAGTTGCGTCCGAAATTAGTTCAGTTAATTCCTCAGGGTCTGAAGTTACCTCAATAACATAATTGGACACCTTTTTATAATCGTTTAATAATTCAACTTCAAAATCACTTTCATCTAATTTATGTAAGTCATTGTAAATTGAGTTTGAAATTTCGGGAACAACACCATTTAAATTTTCTCTAAAATAGTTGGCAATCACAGGATTGAAGGTTAGATAAGTTATTGTTGTAAACATAGTTTTGTCGGGGTTTTCGACTACACCGTCTCCATCACATTCATGACATTGATTATAACCATCTCCATCGCATTCACCACAATCAAGTTCACCTCCACCCTGACACGAGGAGCAAGGCTCACCATCCACTTCTCCTGTTCCATCACAGTCATCACATTCAACTGTTGAACTACCATCACACATTGAGCAATCATAACGACCATCTCCACCGCATTCATCACAAGTATCTGAAATTTGGGCTTCGTTTTCGGAACCAAGGATTATTGCGGTAGTATTTTTAACTTTATTAATAATTTGGTCATAAGAATATCCTTCTCTATGTAGAAATAACATAATTGCAAATTTGGAATCATCATCATTTGTAAATTTCCTAAATCTTCCACCATACTCCCATTCCCACAATTTATTAATTTGTACGGTAATAAGGTCAAGTATGTTTGGTATTTGGTCAAACACATAAGAGTATTTCAAAACGTATTGATAAATTTTCTCGTTGGTCACAGTCTGACTTTTAATATAAATACAGTAAAAGTGAATTGATAGTATTTTTTTTCAATATTTGGTATGTATTATTAAAATAAAAATGGAAATAAAAATTACAAACCTTGAAATTTTGGAAAGACCAAATGATTTGGAACTCGGAAAATACGTTAGAGAAAAGTATTGGAATGAGCGTGATAACCGTTTGAAAAATTATGACGAACATGTCAAGTTAGTTACTGATGATTACGGACATGTCGTTGGTATTGAAGAACGTTCTGATGATGAGTATGAAAGTTGTGTTATTTGTGGTAGAAAAACAAGTTATACCAAAAACACACACGTTGATATGAGAAGGGGTTTTATTGATGGCGTTGGACAAGCTTGTGACGGTTCTTGTAGAATTTAAAAAAAAAGTTTGGCGGTTCGGATTTTGTGCGTATCTTTGTAGTGTTAAAAACAACCACTACTATGACAAACACAATCTCTACCCCGACCAAATCAATCATCAAAGTAACTGAAGGCGTAATGTCAGGAGACGTATTCTACGGCTCATTTGACACCATCATAGACGGCAAACGTCTGTCGGTTACGGTCTCTAACTTCCTTAAAGACACAGACAAGGAATACGAATTCCGTGTGGCAGGAAAATGTCAGGCAGGATTCATCACTATCCACGACACCAAAGGAACTCCTCACTCAGTTATTGCTGGTTACAAGAAAGATGCTTTGATTAACATTCAGGTGAAGGGCGAAAGTGGACATTGGTTCAACGTATTCACTACCAAAGGTGGTAAGTGGAACGGTATTGACAAAGGGTTCTTGGAAGTTATGACAGTTGGTGATATGAGAAGTTCTCACCCCAAAATGTGTGATATGAACATTTGGGATTTCATGGGAGCCAAAACTTGGGCAGACAAAGCCTTCACTCAAAACTAAGAGTGAGAATCCCCTCTGAAAAAAAGAGGGGATTTTTTTCTTTTTTGCTTGTGGGGATGAAGTTTATTTGTATCTTTGTATAACAAATAACAAACACCATGACAGACACCATCAAAATCACCGAGAAAGTTCGTAACTACCAAGGAAACAACAGTTTTATCAACAAAATGAAAGATTCCCTTGACCAATGGGGACGTTTAACACCAAAACAAATGGAAGCCGCAGAAAAATGTCTTAACAGTCAACCAACCAAGATTACTGTAGATGAGCGTCCCGAACTCAAACGTATCGTAGAATACACAGGGGAAAGTAAGTTCGTAAAGGACATCGCCGAGAAGTTCCAAAAGTGGGGAACTTTGACTGACAAACAAATCACAGCAGCAATTGCTCAGATTGACAAGGAGGAATACAAAGACAAGGTTCTTAAACTACGTATTCCGACTCCTGGTGAGACTATCTTGATTGGTCGTAAGATTGGTCAACAACTCAAAGAGACTTACGGTCTTGAGTTTAACCCAACCTTAATTGATATCACCAAGATGTTGGGTATATCACCAAAGGCTGTGAAGTTCCAAGGTAAGATGACGGTAAAACGTAGTAAGGTTTGTATGTGTTGTGCTAAAACTTTGACTGATGAGTTCTCAATGTTGACTGGTATGGGTAAGATTTGTTCTAAACACATGAGGGTCCCATACATCACCGACAGGTCTCAGGCGGAACAATACCGTGAGGACTACCTCAAAAGAGTGGAAGAGATTGGTTTGATGGAGTTTTGGATTCCAAGGTCACAAATCAAAAAGTGGGAGGGTGACAGGAGTATCATGTTGGAAATGTTGTCCTAAAGTGTAAGGGTCTCTGTAAAAGGAGACCCTTCATTTTTTATTACGAACTGCAACACTGAGCATCCCAAGGAGTAGAAAAACCAATATCAGTGGTAATAGTTCCTGTAACATTCAAATAAATATTTTTCTTGAAAAAACTCAATTGACTCGTAGAGTTGTTTACCTATAATTTTATTGTATGCAAACAAAAAAACCATCGGCAATCGTTTACGGTTGGCACACTTTGGGGGAGATTATATTACATTCAGACATTTACTGGGAGGAACACCTTCATGATGAGGTTGTGATTTATTCTTTACCCTATGAGAATACAGTCATTGAAGATTATACACAGTATAAACCTGACCTAATTATTTCTTTTGATGAGAACATTGAAATACCACATTTTCATCTAACGAGATTTCACATTCATTATGATGAACCGTTACCTGATATGGTTTTGGCAAATGTGATTGTATGTCAGTCTGTTTTCAGAAACACCGAATACATACGTCCACGGTTCTCAGTATTCACTCCAACGTATAAGACAAACGAAAGGATTTACAGAACCTATGAGAGTATGAAAAAACAAACATTCACCAATTGGGAATGGATTGTGTTGGATGATTCCCCTGATGATGTTACGTGGAATATCCTCAAGAAAATTGCTGAGAAGGACTACAGGGTAAAACCTCACAAGTTGTATCCAATTACAGGTGGTAACGTTGGTTTGGCAAAACACAGAGCGGCAACACTTGGTGATGGGGATTGGTTGGTTGAGTTGGACCATGATGATGCATTAACTTCAGAGTGTTTACAAATCTCTCATGATGCCATCCTTCAATACCCCGATGCTGGTTTCCTATACACAGACGTGACCGAGTGTTACGAGGATGGTGAATTCAAATACTATGACCACGATTGGTCAGGTGATTGGTATGCGAGACACGACAATTACTTTGACTTTGGATATGCAGGTCATACCAAAGTTATGGTTGATGGTGTGGAGAGATTGGCACATTGGTACCCCGATATCAATCCATTGTCCATACGGTTTAACATATCAATGCCAAACCATGTAAGAATGTGGGAGAGAAAACTATATCATGAGATTGGTGGACACAACAAGTTGACACCTGTTGCTGATGACTTTGAACTTATTGTTCATACATTTCTACATACACGAATGATTCACGTCAAAAAAATGTTATACATCCAATATAACAATAAAAATTCAACGGTTGATAACAATGCGACAGACATCAATCGTAGAGCAAGATTAATCCGAGACCACTATGACAAACGAATTCATGAGAGAATCATTGAGTTGGGTTTTGAAGATTGGAATTGGGATGAAGAACTGGGTCACTCTCAGAAGTTTCAAAACCGTGGGGGAGTGAGAAAGTATCATAATGAAGAACAAGTAATGAATTACATCTATGAATAATAACAAGAAAATTAAATTGTGTTTAAACGCAATGGTTGCCAACGAGGCACCAACAATAACCCGAATGTTAGAAACAGTGTGGAGACACATTGACTATTGGGTTATCCAAGATAACGGTTCAAAAGACGGAACTCAGGACATTATCCGTAACTTCTTTGCGGAAAAAGGAATCCCTGGTTTACTCTATGAGATTGAATGGCAATATCCAGGTTGGAACCGAGACCATACCTTGAAGACATGTCTCCAAACAGACCACGGATGTCAATGGATTTTGAGGATGGACGCTGATGAGATTCTTGAGATTGATGAAGATTTTGATTGGTCCGTATTGGATGACTTGAGTGTGGATTCTTATAACGTAATTGCACATGCAAACGGTATGAGATACTACCGAACTTGGTTGTGGAATGCTGACCGACCATGGTTCTTCCAACACGATAAAAGACACGAAACAATCCACTTACCTGAAATCGGTGAAGGGTTTGTTAGAGTTACTCTCCCTGAAGGATTCAGACATGTGGTTCACAGTGACGGACAGACTTGGAATGTTCCAAGAAAGTTCTTGAAAGACGCGTTGGAACTTGAGATTGACAAAGTGGTTGGTAATACCGTTAAAGAAGATTTGTATCACCTTTGGTATGTTGCAAAATCATACTCTGATTGTTGGGGTAAGTCTGACGAACTTCCATTTGGTTTAGACCACTCAAAAGAATTTGCTAGAAGATGTATTTTCTACTACGAAAAGTTCATGGAGTATTCTCACAACTATTATGTTACTGGTAGACCTGCAAGAATTGATGAGATGGCTTACTTCGCATTTATCTTGATGGGTCAGGCTTGGGAAGTAATTGGTGACTTGGAAAAAGCTGAAAAGTGTTTTCATCAGGCAGAGGCGTTCGCTCCAATAAGAAACGAACACTTACTCTACCTGTGTTTCTTCTTGGAAACTCAAAGAAGATACGATGAAATCTATGGATACTTACAAATTATGATGGGACAAGAAAGAGTGAATCCATTCCCTCAGATGTGTTTCTTGATTGAAGACCGTTGTTACCATAACACATCAAATTTCTTACAAGAGTGGTCAGATAAACTCAAACGTAGAATTGAGGAACCAGTATTAAGTTCTGACGGTGTTGAATTTGATTTCGAATAGCAAATATGATTACCTAATCGTAGGCGCAGGACTCTTCGGAGCAACCTGTGCCTACGAGTTGGGTAAAAATCATAGAGTACTTGTAATAGATAAAAGAAGTCACATTGGGGGTAACTGTTATACCGAAGATGTTGACGGAATTCATGTTCACCGATACGGTGCACACATCTTTCATACAGACAGTAAAAAGATATGGGATTGGGTAAATCAATTTGCAGATTTTAAACAGTTTGTTAATTCACCCATAGCAAACTACAAAGAAGAGTTATACACCCTCCCATTTAATATGTGGACATTCTACCAACTGTGGGGTGTGAAGACAGAAGAACAAGCAAAGGCGAAGATAGAGGAACAAAGGTATAAGGGTCCTGTAACTAACTTAGAACAACAAGCCTTGTCTATGGTTGGTACCGACATATATGAGAAGTTTATTAAGGGATATACCGAGAAACAATGGGGGAAGAAATGTGCGGAACTACCTGCGTCAATCATCAAAAGAATACCTGTAAGGTTTACATGGGACAATAATTACTTCAATGATAGATACCAAGGTATTCCTGTTGGCGGGTACACACAGATATTTGAAAAGTTATTGGACAATGTTGATGTGTTCTTGAACCAAGACTTCTTTGAAAACAAAAGAATGTGGGAAGAGGCTGCGGATAAGATAATCTACACAGGACCAATTGATAAGTTTTTTGATTACGAACATGGTAGATTAGAATACCGTAGTTTGAGGTGGGAGAACGTCCATATTACTTCACACAGTTTTCAAGGACATCCCGTGGTTAATTATACTGACAGTGATACACCATTCACAAGGATTTTAGAACATAAGTTCTTTGACTATCAAAATCAAAAAACAAGTTATGTTAGTAAAGAATATCC